TTTGCATTTATAACCATCTCACTTCATCTCCTTCTTATTTCCCCCGTATTACCGGGGGATTTTAACTTGCTGGTAACTTGCTTTTGAGTTATTGAGTGGGAACTCAAATAGAAACTCAAATTTTTTAGTTCCTGATTTCACTTACTTGCTCAATATTTAAGTTTTTGAACATTGCACACATCACATCCACCACGATGCTGTTACCAAACTGCTTGTAAAGCTGTGTGTTGCTGTTGACCGCTGCCATCTTGGAGATATCTTCATCAGATACTCCCATCAGACGTCCGCATTCTCTCGGTGTCAGCTTTCGGATACGGTACTGTGTGGCAGTATGGCTATTTGCATACCCATGTGTGCCGGCTACAAGATTAGATTCTATGTCATTATCAGAGATTGCCGTACCGCACTGCGAACCATCGTTAGAAATCTGACCTCCCTTTTCAATCCGTACAATATCTTGATTTTGTGCGGTTAGCGTTGGACACGTATTGCCGTTATCTTGTACTCTTCCTCTTCTTGTTTGACTTTCCGGGTAACTTGCATCGAAGCATCCACCAACTTCACATTCAATAGAACCGCTTTTCGTAGCCTGTTTAATCAGAACCATATTATCTTTCTGCGCCGTGGTAAGTGAATTGCACATTCCTTGTGCATTCGGCTCTAATCTCTGTTCTGTCGGACTTCCAGCTGTTCTGTCTGATGGGTTATCAGGATTTCTGCCACGCATGGCAACTATCTGACTTTCAAGAATTTTTGGTTCTTGATTTCCACCTTGCATTGTACTCAATGTTGGACTACACCCCCCCACATCATAAATTCTGTTGGTACTCTCAAATTTTGCTTCAAGAGAGCCTAAAACATTTACATCTGCCATAACTACTCCTAAATCATGCTGTTCAGCTTTTACACACCTTGCAATCGGATACACACCTCGCTGAAAATCTGCTGTTACTCCGGTGTATATGCTGCCTATTACTTCCATTCAATCACTCCAATATCATTCTTGGCTCTTTATATTCCCTTGCGGTTATAGACGGTGCTGTGTCTCTGTATGTTCTTATTGCACCATCCTCTAATCCACTCATGCTTGTATCAATACAGATTTTCTGCAACCATATTTCCGATTTGCTGTTGGTTTGAGATTCCGCAGTCATATCTTGCAGTGATGCAGTTTGCAATGTCTCTCTGCTGTGGATTGCAGATTGTTCCGTCAATGCAAGTCTGCTCTGCTCTGCTCTGCTCTGCTCTGCTCTGCTCTGCTCTGCTCTGCTCTGCTCTCAGGATTGTGCTGTGGCAGCGTTCCATTGTCAATAAGCTGTTTTATCAGCTTTTCAGCCTTTTCATTGTTGATGTAATACTTCTCGTCCACATCATCTTCAAGGTAATCTTTCAACTTCTTTTTCAACGGTATCGGCTTTGGGAAATGGTAGTTATATTCTCCCAAAAATGAAAACATGAAGCATCTTTCACGGTTCTGTGCCACTCCGTAGTTCTTTGCGTTTAAGTCCTGCCAGTAACTTACATATCCAAGACTTGTCAGAAAATCAATCCAGTTTTGAAAATCTACCATGTTTGCATCGGCATGAACTTGTGGCACGTTTTCCATGAACAAAATCTGTGGCAACTCACCGCCACCATCTCTTATCTCTTTCAGAATACGTTCCACTTCCCACAAAAGACCGGACCGTGTACCACTACCTTTTTTCATTCCTGCTTGCTTCCCGGCAACCGATAAATCGGTGCATGGAAACGAGTAAGTAAGTAAGTAAGTGAAGGCTTCCGTATTGCAGATATTCAAATCATCCGCATGAACCTTTGTTATGTCCATTGTATGAAAATCTGTGCCATGCACCGCATTGTAGCTTGCTACGGCATACTTATCAAACTCAACAACTCTGTAATGCTCAAATTTTGCACCGATTCTTTCCAGTGCCATTGCCTGCGAACCATATCCGGCAAACAGTTCTATCAGCCTTATAGGCTTTGTAATACGTATCTGTTCACGTATCAGGTCAAAAATGCTCATCTGATTCTGACATTCGTAATCAAACTTATCTAAATCACTCATTTTTTCAAGGAGACCGCATATGCTTCACTCTGGCCAGAGTCTCGGCTCCTTTCTTGATTTTATCTAACTATTGTTTCACTCTGTTCCTTGTACTGTCTCCCTGCCATCTGCACCAGATAATGCTGTAAGGCTTCTGCGACGCTGATACGGTGCTTTACGCAGTATCGGTCAACGTAACGCTTAAAGTCCTCATTCTGCTCGTACAGGGCGGTGTAATCAACTCGTTCCATCTGCATCACGCTCCTTTCAGCTTCTCACACCGTTCAAATTCAATTACCCATACATAAGGATTCGCATCCCAACCGTAGCGGTCAATGTCGGATTTCTTGATGGTGCTGTTCCAAATCCCTATAAACGATGTGATTGTTTGGTCTTCATTTAATGTTCCATTTGCATGAATGTACTTATCTGCTCCCTCAGTTAAAGCACTCTCTGCGGTTATTTCCTGCAACCGCTCTACCCTCACGTCCATAACCCGGAGCCAGATACGTGCGGCTTGTTTTGGCATGTTGGTGGACGGGTGCCATGTGCAAAGGAAATCATTATCATCTGCTTTGTAATAATATCTTTCTTTTGCATTCATCAAATATCCCTTACACCATGTTTCCCGGACATACAGGATATCGCCCGGCTGATACGGTGGCTTTTCGTATTGAATAGAACCACCATATTCATCAATGCCAAATCCAAATCTTCCTACCTTTTTCTTCTCTGTACTGTCGGTAACAAAACCGAGCGGGTATGTATGCTTTTCATCTGGCTGCGGCTTTACTAACCTCCGAGTGCAAGTCTTCCGTCCGTCCAGAATTGCCCGAACCATTTCTGTATTGAATAAAATCGGTTTAATTGCCATCTGTTCCACCTGCCTTTACAATATCCAACAAATCATCTACCAAATCCTTGACCTCATACATCATCATAGTGTCGTAGGATTTTGACTGCTGCTCTGTTGTCTTATTTCCATACTTCGTACAGTCTTTCAGGAATGCTTTGCGTTCTTCCAACTGCTTCACAACCTTGTCCGGGTCGTAGGCGGTCGGGGCATCCTCAATTTCTGAATAAGGGACATATGTGACCTCTGTTCCATCTTCTCGAATATCCGTTACCGTCATTAATTCGCCTTCGTCAATCAGTCTTCCCATCTTCATCCCTCCAATCAATGCGCTGTCCACAATTCGGGCAATAATCATATCTGTCGCAATCAACCTCGTAATGCTGACCGCAGCAAGGGCAAATCCACGTATCGTATACAAGCTGTCCGTCTGAGTATCCGTCTCCCTCGTAATCCGGTTTCCTCGCTGTCTGATTCTCCACAGCTTCACGGAATTCCTCCACCGTGCCGATTTCTTCGTATTCCGCGCATTCCTCAATAGTTTTTCCAACAGTTCCATGTTTCTTGACCAGTCGCAGATACTTGGATGCTGCTTTCAGTTCTTCTACTGTGCCGATCTGCCTGTACTGCTTCACATGTTCAATAGCTGTTCTTACCGCCCAATTCTCATCAACGTCAAAGTTTTCTATATATCCCCAATTAGACTTTTCCTGTGCGATTATTTTTTTCAATGCGCTTTCGAGCGCTTCACTCTCCGTCATGACTTTCCTCCATTTCTGCCAGCTTGGCTTCGGCTTCCTCTCTGGATAAAAATATTTTTTTACCTATATCATCTAAGAAATAACAGCTTTCACCCATTTTATCCATGACATCAATTCTTACAATTATTTTTTCATTGAAAAACTGCTTGATATTTATTTGTAAAACGTGTGTTGTAATAATCGGTTCTTTTACATATGGAGTTATACGATATAATTTATCTCCCACCTTGCACGGCAACTGCAGTAGCAATCCCTGCTCTTCGGCATCCTCATAATCTGCTAATTTTGTAAGTACTTTTGATGCATAATCACTTACCGTAGGATATCCTTCTCTGTCTATCATTGACTTTTTGCTTATAGCAGTGCCATTAAAATTTCTTTTTCTTTCTGTCAGTCTCTCCATCCTTGCTCCTTTCTTGAATCCTCGGTCTCTCTGCAAATTGAGGATAGCTGCAGCCATATGGTATATGATTCCAGTGGTCAAAATATCCTACTGCAGAGCTGTTTTGCATACTATATAATTCATCTTCGCTATGAAATCCTATGCTCACGATTTTACACTCCTTTTCCGTATGTACTTGCGATTCTGTATACATTGCAAATTTCTCTGTAATATTTTTCCTGCGCATGGATATTAGCATCCACACGGTCAAGTTCCGTCTCACACCACTTTGCAAATTCTTCTGTGGACAATGGTGTCTCTGAAACATCGAATTTCTCTCTGTTGTCAATCACAAAACACACCATGTCAACCGGAATGTGGTTCAAATCCGCAAGAATCTGAATCTGTTTATCCTTGTCCTCTGCTTTTTCGTAATTCGCCAACAATTCATAACCTGTCATCTGCATTTATATCACCTCTTATCAAGTTTGATTTCTTTGTCATAACAGCTCTTCTTTGGATTTCCCTCTACTGGGGAAACCATCTTTTTAGGATCTGTAGTGTATGATCCGTTTAGTTTCACACCTATTTTGCTTTTTTCATCCACATAGCATGATGGCTTGTAACGATCCGGTGGAATGTAGTTGTGAATGCGCCAATGCTTTACAAGCATAACACCACTATCGAAAGATAAAAGGAATCTATTGTCTATCAATGCTTTCAAATCATCATCAGAAGCACCGCACATCCTTATGATTTTACGTGGGTTGTTTACAAATCCGTCATCATCAGCGTTCATACAGATATGGAAATAAAGCATTTGAGCCGTAGCAGGAATATCCAAAAAAGCATCACTCTCAATTATTTTTGCGCTGAACATTCTTTTTTCTGCCATTTAGAACTCCTTACTCAAAAATAGGCTTCTCAATATAGATCCCGGTGTTTTCCACCAGTTCTCTCCACAAGTCCATGAAATCCTTTCCGTTGCACTTGTCTCCGGCTTTGTCCATGTGGTCAGAAAACTTATCCTTGAAATTCGTCAGCTTCTTCTTACCGAATCCATCTTCCATGAGAATTACCATTCCATATAGGATGTACCTTGTGGACAACTCATTGATAAGATTGTTACATCTGACCTGTTCCTGGATGCATTTCTGCGCTACCGCCGACTTGTAATGTGGATAATCAGCTTCGGTAAATTCCTTGTACTCAATCGTCCAGTCTGCAAAATCGTTAAGCCTACTCTGTAACTCCGTATAAGGCTCATTCTCGTACTTTTCGTTGTACTCGGTGAATTTACCGCAAAAGTCGGAAAGTCTCGTCTGTGAGTACTTGTAGTCTTTCCACAAGGTATAGCAGAACAATGTAAGTATTCCGGTGAATGGACTTCTTTCCGCAGACTGCTTCAAAAGTTCTGTCTGCCGCATGATTTTCAAAATTTCCTGCGGATTGTCATATCGTTTTGGCATTTTATGTATCACCTCCAAGTTCTGTGATTTTCAAGTTCTTTCAGTGGCACATCCGCAGCATTCATCTTCGTATTTCACCATTTTCTGAAAAACTCCTTTAATTTATTGCATACTTGCTGAAATCTATACTTAAACAAGTACTTTTTAAAAGATTTAGTTTCATATTGATAGCAAAGATACATAATTTGTTTTTGAGTAGAAAGAGATTCATAAAACTCCTTGTCAGTTTCTTCAACATATTGTAAAAGTACTTCATAGTCTGTTTTATTCATTACTTTCACCGTCCTTTTCTCCATGCAAAAGTTCCATAAACTTCTGATACTGTTTCTGTGAAACTGAATTGTTCTGCTTCTCAGGCTTCAAACTGATGACCAAATGTTTATCTGCAATGTTCGATAGTTCCCTTGCAAGGTTGATTCTGCCTTGTGCCAGTCCATCACGGTAACCTTTTCCCGGTCGGTACTCTGCGATCTGCTTCTTTCCATCACCTTGACCACCAGCTGTCTTGTTGCGAAGCTGGTAACCATCGTCCGCATAACGCTTAATCCAGTACTGCTCCCACTTGTCCAGTTCTTCTACCGGATAATGTAAGAATCCGATTTTCCAACCGTATATATTTTCCGCAGAATATAATCCGTGGCTCTTCATGGATAAATCAATGTGTTGGTATCCGTTAAGATGCCCTGCCAGTCTTTGGAGTAGGTGTACCGCCTGTCCCACATACGCAAACCGAAAACCATCCTCGTCTGTTCTTGTCAGAAAGTAAATTCCACTTCCATCGTCCACATGTGGATTGACTGCCAGTATTCTTTCACGATTCTTTCTCTCTATGGATTTTGCTTTTGCTATATTCTTCCAATCAGCCAACCGAATCACCGCCTTTCAAATGGAATCAAATATCCGTCCGGCAAGGCATTTATAATATTTCTCAATGCCCCATATCCTGTTTTTTGCATATTGACTAAAGCATTGCTTTGACAGGTATTCAGTTCGGATATGTTAGAATCAATGCTCTGCATTATTTCACTTCTTAATTGCGGTGTAAGTGGTCTATAAAATGTGTCAGCCATTCGCACCACCATTTCTGTACTTTTCCAGTTCTGCAATCATGGTCTCTCTGCCAATATCTGCGCTCTCATACCACTCTACCGCATGAAAAACACCGTTAAGATTCTCGCTCAAAACCTCAATTCTGATACTTGCCGACCGGATATACTCAATCAACCGCTGTGTATCTCGTGCTATGTCCTCGTAACCGTACAACTGTAAGTGTTGCACCATAATTTCAAGGTTGGAGATACTTGACGGCTCCATTAGCTCATTGACATCCTTGTAGCACAAATAACCAAAACTTCCACCACTCAAAACGGGCACTCCTTTCCATTCTGTAAAATCCATTCCTTGCCTGCTGCAGCATAGTCCACATTCGCCAATGGAGCAATCTTTTTTACCTCTGCGACACATTCTTTGGAATCAGAATTATCACGGCTTAAATGGCACAATATGACGTTCTGCAGGGCATCTGATTTGTTCGCAATGACAAATTCTTTTACCGTTTCCAGTTCCATATGACCACGGTACACATGGGATTTCTTAGCATCGTTGGAATCCTCTGTAATGTACTTCTTCTGATAGTTGCATGAAATAAGGATGTGGTTTACTTCATGGAACCGCCATTTAACAAATTCCGTGTCAGTTACATAAAGCAATTTTCCCATTTCCGGGTGAGTAATCAGGAATCCATAGCAAGGGCATTCTGAACCATCAGCGTTGGTATGTGTCCACTTACCATCCAGTGCCGTAAGATCAAATGCCATTATTTTTCCACCAGTAAAGCCTATTTCCATAGGTTCTAAACTCTCATATGGCTTAAATACTGGTATTCCCATGTGTTCAAGGTCTGATACGGATAATGAGTGGTCTTTGTGCGTATGGGTGCATATCGCACCCACAACACACTTAATATTCCAGTTAAGACCACGTTTTATGTCCATGATAGGGAGTCCTGCATCCAGTAAAAGTGTTTCACTGTTATCTGCCGTTAGAAGATAGCAGTTACCTGAAGAACCGGATCCTAAACATTTCAGTTTCATCAGCTGATACCCCACTATCTGAAAAACAAAAACCAAATCAAAGCTGCGAAACTGTCTGCAATAGCTGAGATAAATAAAATAAACACAATAAATCTCATCGGTGTCATTTTAAGTTTTCCGGTGTATGCAAGAGTGAGTTTTTCTATTGTGCTAATAGATGAACTTACAAAAAACCGAACAACAAAAAACGCAACCCACAGTACAATACCTACTTTTACAAAAATCATAATCCCTTTTCCTCCTACTTAAAGCAATCCGGTGTCTCTGCGCTGGCAATGTCAGTCTCTGCGGTCTGCGGTGTCTGCGGTACTTCCTCAAACTCAACAGTGTTTGCGTTATTCTGAATCTCCCTGTGAACCTGTTCCTGAATGGGTTCCATCGGATATTCCTTGAAATCTCCATCTTCGATTTCTTCTTTTGTGTAAATACCCATTGTCAGTTCCGGGCAATTCAGACTAGAGAAGAACGATGCTGCTCTGTACCGGAGCATTAACTGTGGCATGGTTTTCCATTTACTTCCATTCTTACCAAGCCATCCCTCGTCCTTTGCCATCTGCATATTGACTTCCATACCCTCAACTCTTCGACCGTTTTTCATAGTCCACGCTACGCATGAATAAGGCTTTCCATCTTTATCTTTTACCTCGTCATACTGCAACTCCATGTCAAACATTCTGCTTGCGTTAATAGAGGCAATCAAAAACTTACTGCTCCAACTAGGTCTTCCCTGTATCGGATAAAGGTTCTGCATAACCATCAGAGGGCTAATGTGCATTCTTTGTGCCTGTTCAATGGCAATCAAACAGTTAGACGGATTTTTCTGATATGTCTGCGGAACAATCGTTGAATCAGCCAGTGCCTTTGCCATCTGCATTGCCATAATAAAATTGTCGGATGTTCCAAAAATCCCAAGACTGTAATCTGTAACCTTATTCTTGCTTTCCTTTACCTCTGCCTTTTCCTGTGTCATTACTTCCTGCTTCTTTTCGTCTGCCATGTTTCTACCTACCTTTCTACCTTCTTGATGCCGTCAATTCCTATGATGAATACCTGGGTTGTCTTGGGATTCTGAATCAGTGCAATAGTACTTGCAAACCTATCATGTTTTTTAATTCTTAAAACTTTGTATTCATCATCTTTGCTTACATCTGAATCTATTACAAAATTCTGTTCGTATCCTAAAAGACCACTCCATGTACCGTATAACTTGTACTGCTTACCGGTATCCTTGACTTTTACGGTATCTCCCACGCAGATTTCGTCTTTCTTCTCCGGTTCTTTCTCCGGTTTGTAGTTTTCAAGTACAACGTACTCTTCGTGCCATACGTAACAACTTTTAACAGAGTTTTTAACCTTACATCCTACGTTCCCAATACCAATTACTCTGAAAATCTCTCCGTTTTCATATGATATAAGAAGAGGTTTTGCATCTATAATCTTGATGTACTCACCGACTTTAGCTTTTCTCTTAACCTCACGGACACCATTATCAGGCTTCACATCTTCACCCATCAGTCGATTGAAAGCCAACTTAGCACCAGTACGGAAATCAAATTCATCAGCAGGATTGCAGTTAGCTTCTGCTTTCTCGCCAGTGGACTTGTCCAGTGCAATCACTTTGTTGTCCTTGCGGTAGATGACGATGGTTTCACTTCCGACTTTTTTCAACATGTCAGAAAATAGAGAACCAATTTCAAAATTTTTTACACTATAAGTCCTCCCCGCAATATCTTTGTAAGAAACAACGTCACCACTGATTTCTGTGATTTCAATTACAGCACCTTTGTCTACAAACAATTTGCTTGTATATCTTTCTCCAACCTTAAATTTACGTTTTCTCATATTATTCTTCCTCGCTTTCCGTCTTAATCATAAAGCCTCCCTGATGCACTGTCACATCAGCTTTGTAAATCTCCTTGATGCTTCTAGGCATCACATGGAATGTCACATCCGTATCGGCAATCTTGCCTTTGAATTTCAAGGCTCCACGGTCTGAAAGCCCCAGGTACACACCCACGCAACACTTGTTATCAAAATTGAATATAACGGTGTCACCGGCATTGATTGTTTCTCCGTTTGTTGTCAGAACAGAAATGACTGTCTCTTTCTTAATCTGCATTCTCTTCATTCCTTTCAAACTCTTTCAATTGCTCCGCCAACTTCTTACATTCATCAGCAACATATTCTTCTGAACGAACGACATCGACACCAACAGGAAATTTACTTTCTATCATTTTTTGCATCTGATAAATTTCTTTATGGCTTGGGAATTTCTGTATTGCATAATCCAAATCCGCCTTATCTCCAGCGTGACCGCAATCGAACCCAAACCACCATAAATCACTTTTGATAGGATAATTTGAATTTGTTCCGCCACCTGAATATGAAATACCTCCGTGACACTGGAAATATACTTCAATTCGAATTCTTTCATCTTCATCAATACAAGCACCAAGCAAAGGGAAAATGCCACTTACTTCTCTGCCCCAAATATCTGATTTTTTAATTTCAAGATAGTAATCATAATTTTTTCCGTATAACGTATGATTCTTTGGAATGCCAACATATCCGCACCTGTGAGCCATATTTCCAAATATCACAACGCATTTATACCCTACGTGTTCAAACTCACGCTCGACAATGTAGCGTTTCTCTGCTTCATTACTCATTCTTCACTTCCTCCACTTTCAAACTCGCATCATCACTTCTGCGGAACATAATCAACTGACTGTCAACATCAGGAATCTTCCAAGGGTCAAGGCTCTCGGTATCGTCAACCATGATAGGCAATTCCACCCCACACCGCTTCTGAAACGCATTGCAAATGTCAATCTCCGTCAGAATCCTTGCTCCGTGGTTCATGTTTCGGCTGTAAGGCTCTCCACGGTATGTAAAGTCACAGCATTCTTCCGTGTCACCATTCACAAGAGGTCTGAACATCCGCACAGTACAGAAAGAAAGATACTTATTCACATCAGCTTCCAACAGTTCGTTCTTCTTCCGGCTGAATTTCTTTAACAGGTCAAGCTGTGCCTGCACATCTGTAATCTTCTGTGCAATGTTCTTGCGCTCCTGTTCCAGTTCTGTGATACGCCTATCCACACTCTCGTTAATGCTTACACTCGCCAAAGACTTATCAACCACAGAAATATCCTTGCGGATCTGCTCTTCATCACATTTTAACTGGAATCTAAGAAGATTCATGTCAGTGAATTTGTGCATGGCAGCTTCTTTCTCTGCAATCTGCGACTGAATAGCTTTGTATTCTTCCATATTGGAAATATCCACGCTTCCCGGAATGGAATTTAAGGCATTATCAGCAATGGCAATCTCTTTTTCCAACCGTTCCACTTCATCCTCTGTCTTTTTCAGTTCCTCACGCTTATGTTCCAGTTCTGCCTGATCCGCTTTGATATGGTCAGCACAGGAAGAACCCTCTTTGGTAATCAGTTCCAATTCATGTGCCTTATGCGTATCAAACTCCGTTCTTAACTGCTCTTTCTTCTCTTCCGGATATTCCTGTCCGCAGTAGGGGCAAATCAGAGAATTTTCATCAAATTTAAGGCTTTTATTCAAATCCCAACTCTTCTTCAATTCCTGTCTCTTCTGTTCATACTGTGCAATACGCTTTTCCAGTGCCGTGATCTCTTCACGAATGGTATCTGCCTTAAGCAACTCTTTCTGATGCTCATTCTGAATCTGATTCAGTGTTGTGCGCTTATCTCTTCTGTCCGCATCCAGTTTTTCATTTGCTTTCTGCTGCAATGCGCTCAACTGACCTTTTAACTCAATGATTCCATCAGACAGCTTATCGTAGGAAATCATGCTGTTCTGCGTATCTGTCTGCTGCTTAATGTTCTCTGACAGCTTATCCATTAAAGCTTTCTTTTTCAGTTCCAAATCCGCAAGGTCAATATCCACTCTCTGACGGCTTACCTCGTCAATTCGGCTCGGGATTTCATCTAACAGATCCTGCAAGCCCTTGGTTCCATTTCTTCCCCTTGTGCCGTACAACTGCGTATTGCAACGCTTTTTTAGTTCATCAACCGTGCCATCCTGCAGAACAGTCCTTAATGCTTCAAACTCCGGAAATTGATTGCAAATGTCATCATTACTGTGCTGACCAAACATATCAGCAAGAAGTGCTCTCTGATCCGTGCCACCTTTCAGCAGAAGTGTCATGGCATTGATGCAAAGTGAAAACTTATATTTTCCGCATACACTCTCTTCCAAAAATGCTTCAAAATCTGCTGCCTTTTTTGGAATATCATTCACATAGTAATCCGTGACATTTCCGGTAAACTCGCCTTTCTTATTGAAGTTCTGACGGCATACTTTTTTCAGAACCTTGTCTGTACCGTCAATCTCCACGGTAACTTCTGCGGTAATATCTCCGTCAATGTCATTGCCGTCCTTATCGTGCGGTCTGATTCCGGTGATCTCTCTGCCGTTCTCGTCACGGCATCCAAAAATATACTGAATTGCTCTTTTGATTGTGGACTTTCCAGTTTCATTCACACCGGAAACCTCTGTCCGGTCGTATAAATCAGTGTCCACTACGTTAGAACCATAGAACTTGCAGAAATTCTGCAAAAAGATGTGTTTAATCCTCATTTTTCCTATCCTCCCAAAGATATAAATACAGTGAATTAACAAACATATAGATTGATACCGGCTTGTCTGTCTCGTTGATTTTCTTGTACAACTCTGTGGTTGGGTTCATCTTATCTACAACCCACTTGATCGCCTGATACACGCTTTTTTCATTAGTGCTGTGTTCCTCTCCGATAATCCGGTAGATTTCAGAAAGTCTTCTGTTCCGGTTCTCAAACATCAGCGTTTCAACCTCTATGATGTACTGGAATCCGGGCAAGTACTGTTTCAGACCCAGCTCTACCAAGATTTTTCTTATCTTCCTTTCCATTTCCTCATTCCTCCGGATTTCAGTCTTCTGTTACGTGGATTATATTATCTTCACCGATATACAAGATTCCTGCGTCTAACAGTCCTGCAATCAGAATCTCATTCGCACGGACGATGGGGATAATCTGTCGTTTCTGCATGAAAATACTCCTTTCCTAACCATTTTTTCTTCCCGGTATTGCGGTTTACAATTCTGTAATAGAATGCTGTTTCACGGTCAACTTCCCATTCTTTCGGACTGTAAAATATCTTTCCGATGCACCCTTTGACGGTAAACCGCTTTTTGGCACTCATACATCTTCCTCCGCAAGTTTTCCTTTCATCCACCATGTTATAGAATCTGAGCTTTCTGAAGAAAAAGAAGTTACTCCGCTTGTCCATGCAAATATTTTTCCATCTTCAAATTTTGCAAAATGTCTTTTTCTCCACTTTTCATCCTCTGAATCTCTCACAAGAATCTTTGTATCCACAGGCACCTTTGACCAGTCAACAGGCGGTTCAACATATTCCTGCTCTGACCATTTTTTAATTTTTTCGCCACAATAACAATCATCATATTCATCTCTCGAAAATATGCAATCTTCGCACTCTAATTCACTGCATTTATAAAAATTACCTTTTTCGTCTACTGCAATAGAATGACCGGTTGTTGCAATATCAAGAATCTGTTCCGCATACTTCTCTCTGTTCGTCATTTTCCATTCATCCTTTCCAGTTCTTCGCTCCTGGTTAATATCCAGTCTGCGTAATCACTTAATTCTGTCTTTGTAGATGCGTTCTTCTCTCCGTGGTAAACCATGAGTACAATTCCTACATCACAGTACTTTTCAAACAATTCCGACAAGTAGTCGGCTCCCACATGGATATTACCGTCCACGGAGTAGATGTCCGTCACTCCCAAACGCTCCATGCGGTCTTTATGCCATCTGTCAGAAATCTGCATCAAACCTTTGCAACCGCCACTTTCCACATCCGGTCTGCCGGAAGATTCTTTCTCGATCATTGCCATAAGCATTTCCGGGCAGATGCCGTATTCCTCACCGTACTTTACACACGATTCCTGCGCTTCCTCGGAGATGAAACTGCCGGCTGGCTGTGCTGTGGAAGTAAATGTGATTGAGAGTGCTATTATAATAGGAAGAAACAGCTTTATTGTTGTTCTCATAGGCTTAATACCAATCACCGATGAAAGTACCTAAAGAATCACTAATAACAATTCCGATGCACTTTCCATCACTATCTCTTTTGAAATCCATTTCCACGGCTCTTTCAAGTTCCAATTCTTCATTCTCGATCTCGATGTTATACGCACACAAAAAGTGCACATCCAAATTGTCAGAGTCCAAAGTTCTGAATGAATCCGCACCATCTGTTTTTGAATAGTACACATTCATATCAGAAACAATTACCCTGTTACTTAATTGTTTAAATTGTATTTTCATTATTAAGTCTCTCCTATAAATTTATTTACAAAATAAACCTGTCCTTTTCCTGTTACCTTTGTAGTCCGTGTGATACGCACTGAACCGTCCGGGTTCTGAATGGTGCTTTCCTTGACATCGAACAATCCCTGTTCAACGTATCTCTGTACTGGCATATTCTTAGAGGAACCGTACTTAATCAGATAACCTTTATTGCGCATCCAGTCAAATAACCTATTCTGTCCGATATGTACACCGTTCTGACTAATCAGCTTTGCCAAATCTCCGATAAGAATAGATGTATGGCTTGCTGATACCGCATCAGCAAAAATTGCTTTCGGCTGCATTTTTTGAATGCACTCCTGTTTCTGTGCAATGATTCTGTCTCTTTCTAAAATCTTGTTCTGTGCTACTATGAGTGCCTTTGCCATAAGTTCATCATCGGATAAGGTTTCCTGTCCGGCAATGTATCCGCCATTCTTTCTGATAGATGGAAGAACCTCCGATGTAACCCAATGCTTAAATCTCTTTGCCGAATCAAGCTTGCTTCCGATAATTGCAGAATATAAACCGCTTTCGTTTATTAAAGAGGACTTCATATTCATACCATCCAAAATGGATGATTTGGAATCTTCCTCATCTATGCGCTTCATCATATTACTCGTCTGCGCATATCCAAGTTTGTCGGCAACATCTTTTGCTACAAACCAAGGCTCACCATCAATAGTTTTTATCCTGATTGTTCCAAATTCTTCATTATTAAAAATTTGTAATTCGTTCATTGTTCTCCTTCCTAAATCATATTTTTCAATAAAGTTGTTGCTGTAGAAAGCGAATTTATAGCATTACAAAGTGTATTTAGTTCTTCCTTTTTTCTCTCTTTTTCTCTGCTGTCGTTCTCTGATTCATATTCCTTTGTTTTGTAAAATATCATGGAATATATTTCACAAATACAATCTTGAAGTATGATAGGCTTGTCTCCGGTAATGCAAATATCTTTATCTATTTTTATCATTTGCACAGCTTAGCATCCTCCCATATATTATTAGTTCATCAGCGTATCAACTTTTACTTTCAGAACATCAGCAACAGCTTTAAGGTTTTCGGCAGTAGGCGAAGAATCATTCCATTTTGCAATAATCCCATTACTAAGTCCTGCTGTTTGTTCAACATATCTAATGCTCAATCCTCTCTTCTTACAAATGTCCTTAATGTTGTCGTAGCATTTCAATCTATCACTCCCTTTCTCTTGATTTAGGAATTTAGAGAAAAACTTGACAAAATTTAGAGAATGTTCTAATATAATAACTGCCAAGAAACTACATGAGAACATCTTTTGAATTTAGGCTTTTCTCTAAATCCTAAATTCATTATATAGAGTGTTCTCTAATTTGTCAATCACTTTTTTAGGTTTTTGTCTAAAAAATATAGGAGAACATTTTATGAATACAGTAGAGAGAATAAAGGCTATCTGCAAAGAAAGAAAAATTCCTATTTATAAGTTGGAAACTGATTGTGGTTTTGGAAATGCTTATATCAGTGGTTTGAAAAAAGGAGAAGTAAGAGCAGACAGATTAGAGGTAATTGCAAACTATTTAGAGGTTTCTTCCGAATACTTGCGTACCGGTGAGGAAAAAGGTGAAAAATACTCTGCTAAGTATGCACACTTAGTTACTCTTTTAAGAAATGATGTAGAAATGGAAGATTTATTACTAAAGTATTATAGTCTGTCAGAAAGTCAAAAGAAAAACGCACTTTCCGCATTTCAAATGATAATCGGTGGTGCGGAATGAAAACTATAAAATCGTCTGTCAGAAACGACATAATGTTGAAAATAGTAGAATCATACAGGGATAAAAATGTTTCTAAATTGAATGACGGTTCTTTTAATATAATGACTGCGTTCTCAAAAACAGATATGAAGTACTCTGAATTTTTAGAAATAGTAAGATTCTTAGAATCAAAAAGACTTGTTATATATATTCCTGCCGATAAATCTTCAACGACATACAACATAAGAGGTGAGGAGATCCGGCAGGACTTTATACAACTTACAGATTTAGGAAAAACTTATCCGGAAGATACAAAATCGGAAAAGATAAATTTTGTAAGAACCACAATCGTATCCGGAATAATAGCAGCTATAATAGGTATTTTATTGTCAACTGAACTATTAAACTGGTTATTGCAGAAATTGTTATCGTTTTTATCTCTTCTTCATTTCTAGCGAACCAACAATTAAACTTAACTGAAAAAGAAGCAGACTTGCAATGCAGTTTGTTTCTTTTTTTGTCTTCTCTTGACATATAACTCATTTTTCTTCCCCCATAATGTCAGAAACTATCGTGTATACATATTCCAGTACATCGTTTCTGTCTATACTTGCAAGCATTTTGTTTATCTCTTCTCTGTAAAATTCATTGCTTTCGTTCATTGTAACCACACCCCTCTCCCCTTTAATTCTCCGCAGAATCCAAAGTAGCGATACATCACATTATAGAACATATGTTCTTAACAATCAATATATTTGACTCACGTTTTTTATTGTTGTAAAATATCAACAAAAGAGGACGGTGAAAACGCCAATAAACACCGCCCTCGCTAGAACTTGAAGTCCCTTGAAACAAGGGATGTTACAAGTGTATCATTTGAAAGGGGGATAAAAAACATGATGAAAAAAGACCGAATCAAAGAAATATCGACACATCTATCAGTCAACCGTGTAAATTATATGTTAAGTTTTCGTGGGAATCTCCATGAATTTCTCAATGAACCGGACATGACGGTTTACAAGCTTGCTGATGAAGCTAATTTGCCTTATTCTACGCTTAATTCACTACTATACGGTAATTCTAACGACACAAAGCTATCGACCGCTGTTGCGCTTGCTAGAGCCTTTGAAATCAGTGTAGATGAACTGGTAGGTTGCGGCACTATGGAAGATAAGATGTTGGAATCTGTCAAGATATGCCGCAGTCTGCCGGAACACTCTCTGTACCTTATCCGTTACTTCATACGTCACCAAGCTAAAATCTATTCCAGTCTTGAAAAATCGCACAAGTATATTTCTGTCCTTAATCCACAACTTATGAATGGAATTATCGCAACCACAAATGCTGTGGAACCCATGTGCATAGACAATTTGCCGGAAGACATAAAATCCAAGGCTTATATCGGTGTGAAAATTCCTTGCGACTACTATATGCCGTTTTATCTGCCGGGGGAAATTATTCTCCTTGCAGCGGATCGTGAACCGCAAGACGGTGAACGATGTATTGTGACCAGTAATGGTGGGATATATATTGTCGTGAAAACACATATAATTGAAGATGGTGTAAGAAAATGGAGATATGTTCCGCTTATGTCTCCGAACAGCATACTCCCGGAAAACATTATTGATGACATGATAGGATATGTGATTGGTTTCGTCAACAATGACGGTGACTGGGGAATCAGATAAAGAGATTAAGAGCATGGCTTTTGCACCATGCTCTTTTTGATTGATTTATTTTTACTTTTAATCTCCACCCATCGATTATCACTCCTTCTGTAAATGGCAAGTTAGAAATGAATATAGAACAAAAAACAGGTCAATATAAAAACCAAAAATTAAATAAAAATGTAACAGTATGTAGTATAACGTTAACTCCTGGTTTGTGGTTAATAATTGGATATATTGATGGCAATATATCATCTGATTTTATATACAATAATACCCTTTTCGATCAAACTGTTAGAGAATCAATGATTGGCGGTGGTGGAAGTATAAACGTAATTTTAAGAGGGATAGATACAACTACCACTGTCAATTTATCCACTTATGACTTTGTTAATGTAACATCCGATCTCACCTATAGAGGAACTCTTGCCGCAATTTGTTTAAAACCTTATTTATAAATTTAATTGACTAAATATAATACTTCGACAAAAGCATCGGACGGTATAATTATCTGATTTGATCCAGATATTTTACCCTCTATTGACACATTCCGATCTGTTACAACACCATTAATATGTATATTATCAGCACTGTCTCTGCTATATAATGCCCATGATTTAATGGCTATTGGAGTATAACCTTCTTTTTTTGTTGGAAATAATAGCGAAAAAGTTCCAGGGTTTAGTGTAGTTTTTACGCCTAACGGTATTTTAAGTACTTTTAATTGTGGTAACTTGCCATTTACATCATTTAATCCCCCAGTGATAGTACCGTCACCAATAGTCGAAATATCGGTAGTTCCGATAAGACTTATAAGTGATTTAAGATTTTTTACAGCCAGTTTAAGTTTTCCAAAAATAGATGATAACTTTTCTCCTGTCGTTAATTCCTCTAAAGTTGTTGCTTCTTCAAACGCCGCAGTCAAATTACTACCATCACCAGTTTTGGTCAAATAGTTTGTCAAATCTGTTTTGGGAATTGCATCTATTTTTTTATCAACAGTGTTTTTGTCATAATAATTTGTCAAATCAGAAACTTTTTTTGTAATGTATCCAGCATCATTTTCTAATTCGCTGACTTTTGTAGGCATACCTCCTGTTTGCTGTTTTGCCTGCTCCATATAATACTTTGCGTTATCTGTATCTTCTCCTTCTCTTGTTCCAGTTCCACCTACGGCATAAGATTCAGCCAATACAGATTTTGCATTTGCGGATTGCGCATAAGCAGATGCATTTGCGGATTCTACTCTGATATCTGCTAAATAATTAGGCTGCAGCATATCATCTGTTACTGATCCTGTTTTTATTGAAAAAGAATAAGTCTTATTCTTTCCAGTACCATTCACGGAAACAGCTATGGTTGCAGAATCTTCAAATGTCAACACCGGAATCATAGAACCAATATCAGCTGTAAACTGTGTTCCATCTTCTGTAGTCATGGTAATGATTCCATCATCAGACATGGAAAAGCCGACAGGTATTTTCTCAATGTTAAGGTCAAAAATAACCTTTTCTCCATTGTACTTTGTAATAGTAATAACACCGGTTGTTTCATCCATAGTCCAATCTGCAATATTTCCGTTTATTGCAGACTTTTCTACTTTTAAGGCATCCTGTGATATGATACGGTTGTCCAACGCATCAATAGCAGAATCCATCTGATTAAGATTGTATGCATCTAAATCCGTGTTTTCACTTGGATAATCTTCCCAGTTAATTCTGGTATAAACCTTATTCATTGCCATCTGCGGTCACCTCGCTTTCTTTTTCTCTGTTTCTTTCAGCCAACTCTACATTGATTTGATTGTCTGCAGCTCTGTTAATCTGCCCGGCAATATCATTCACAATGAGCCGCTTAATCTCCATCGGTAGACCACATCCGTTAAAAAGATTTACAATAGACTGTTCAAATTCTCTGATTTCTAAACTGTTCATATTCTTTCTCCTATCCTATGAGGTTGTATGCCTTAAGAGCATCTATCAAACTGTTAACTGTGGTAGCAATACTATATGTGCTGGTTGAACTTGGTGAAGTGATTTTGCTCACAGTCTTTTTTGTTGAACCACTTGTCGCACCAAAAAACGCTACATTACCACCGCTTTTTCCAACTAACACATTTCTCGCAACCACTGAAAAATGATTGGTAGAAATGTAAGCTAAATTATTGCCATAATTGTCCTTTAAATAATATGTTCCGCTGCTGGATGCCCAAGTGGTTGCACTTGCATATATATTTAAAAACCCTCCACTTCCACGAATTTGTATTCCTTCACTAGTTGCTTTTGAATAATTTAGTGAAGAACCTACACTTATTTCACTACTTGTGATTTTCGTTGAAATAGAAGATGCAGCAAAAGAAATTCCATTTCTATCCAACGACATAGAATTTCCGCCAGATGAAAAACTTATTGTTCCAAGACTTCCAGATATTTTTAAGTCACCTTCCAGTGTTGCATCTTTCAAATTTGCACTTCCGTCTGCTTTCAAAACTACTTTATTCCCAAGTGATATACCATCTGTGCCAATATATACACCACTGCTTCCAGTACCCAAAGAACTAGAACCGTAATACATTTTTCTTGATTCAATTGTAAATCCGGCAATATTTCCGCTTGATGCAGTTATTTTTCCAGATAGGTCAACATCTTTTGCGGTTATTTTTCCTTCTTTAGAAATAGAACAGTTTGTTGCAGAAAGAACAAATCTATTCCCGGAAATACTTACCTGCCCGCTCTCAATGCTCAACTGCGAACTGACATCACCTTTTGAAACTTTCAACTTGATTTGGTCTGCTTGAACTGAGATTGCCGCCGCCAATTCTACTTCTGCATCTATTGCCCTTTTTGCTTCAAGTTCAATCTTTCCTGCTGTCTGTGTAATCTTTGTATCCAGTCCACTTTCAACATCCTTTATTTCGGACCGGGTCTCTTCTACATTACGCTCCAACTCATTAGTCTTGCCGCGGAGTTGAATTATACTTTTGTTAATTCCATTTACCTGTTCACTGTATTTTGGTGCTTTTCCGGTGGCAGATATGGTGTCTATCGGTTGTTGGATTCCTTTGTATGTTCTGCTCAACACATAGCTTTCTATGATTTCTTTAGCCGTATATACATTGACTGCTTCTCCAAGGCTCAAACAAGGATTTCCTATTTTTTCACAGTTATAAGGTCTATATTTTACAACTTTAATAACCTCATACAGATTTCTTGCAACCGTTTCTAGGGCATCTGCACCCATTCCATAAACAAGGAAATTATCTTGCAAAATATAACTGTTGTCGTTCTCGGTAATCTCTGTATCCGGGTAAACTGCACCAATATCATTTTCTGATTGTCTTATCTGCACTTTTGTAACTTTTTGGCAAACAAAATCTTCATATTTAACAGTTTTGTATTTTCCACCAGTAACCTTTTCTTTTTCAGAACCTTTTCTAGGGTATAATCCTTTCTGTGGATATAATCCTTTCTGTGGATATAAACCGGATATTATTTCTTTAAGGAAAACATATTCAAATTTTCCATCATGGTTAATGTGACCAAAGCATCCATTTATTGAGCAGATTGCTTCCATGACCGTCTGGCCAGAAAGTTCGCTTGGTTTTATTGTTTCTGCCACTTCCATGCTGTCATTAGGTAATGTGGTTGCTACTTGTTCAACACCAAAATATGAAAAAAAACTGTCTCTGAACTGCTTTAAGGTCAGAGGAAATTTCAACCCGTTATACCAGGAAGATACTTCTGATTCTCCAATATCGTATATAACGTCATATGCCGTCACATTTCTGTAACGCTTATCATCTGTTGGTTTATCGGAAATGACACGGTATTTTCCGAAAACAAACGGTGTGTCAGTATGTCCATTAATCACAGCAGAAACATTTATCTGTTTCCCAATCATGCTTGTGAACACGTTGGAAATTTTGAATTTTAACTGTGATGCATTGCACTGTCCAAAGGTAAGGTAATCATCATCACATAGTATTTCTTTTAATTCAAACTGTTCAAAATGGATTTCGCTGTTGGTGATTTTTACAGACTTGTCCTCTGTTTCAATCGTGATTTCCTTTTTGGATGCGCTTTTATCAAACAAATCCGCATAGGTATAGTTACTCATTCGCTACACCTCCGACAAATGAAAATTCTATCTGATTGTATTTAATCTCTCCGTCATAAGTTCCGTAGATTGTAGGCTTTATATCAGCCATATATCCATATTGTGTGACATATTGACCTAAAAATGGAATGTATGCCGTGATATTACATCCCTGTTCCGTTGCATCAATAAAGTTGCTTCGTATTCCGGACAGTAACTCTTGCAAATCGTCATCCGTCAGCATCGCAGGCGTGGAAAAATCAACACTTAATGCTTTTAGCTCCACAGCATTTCTATGTACGTATCCATTTGCATCAGTCCACGGGTCTACATCTTGCATATTTACAGCTGGCTGATAACTTTCAGCGGCTATAAATCTTGACTGGTCAATAACGTAATCTCCAATTTTTAAAAGCCATCCTTGATATGCTGACATACGCCCACCGCCTTATTGCATAAAAATAGACAGCACCCATTCAGAGTGCTGTCTGTGTTAAAATACATATACATTCTTGTGTTTTTGGTTAAATTGCTCTTGACCGTATTGTCTTGCGGCAATTCCAATTTGATCTGTTGTTATTCCAAACTCTTTTTCAAGGATTCCTTGCAGTAGCTGATTATTCTGTCTCAGAAGTGCAATTTCCTGTTGTGCCGTGGAATTGATGGCATCTTTGATTCCAGTGATTTCAACTCCACCGGCAACCGCTGTTTTTCCACCTACTGTTCCGGCAATCTCCGGTATACCGTTCTCTCCTGCCATGAACATCGTATATCGGCTTGGAACGTAACCACCTTTTTCAAATGTAGGTATTCTTCCAACACTAATGTGTTGTATATTATTCGGAACTGCGTCACCAATTTTAGGTATTAACCTTGCTGCAGACATCAAACCATTAATAAGGTCTATGGCATTGTTTATCATGGTTTCTATTCCACTTATTACAAGGTTCAAAGGAGCTATTGCAACATTAGCTGCTGTTTTAAATGCTGTTCTAAACGCCGTTGGAATGTTTTCAAGCAATTTATTCCATTTTGTTGGTCCAAACTGCTCTGAAATTTTTTTCCACCAATTTGAAAATCCTGTTTGGTTCCACCATGTTGTAAAAGAAGTCCATTTTTCAGAAAGTGATGACTCTATAGTTTGACCCATTCCTTGCCACTTTTCCTTTGTGAACCAAGGAGATACATTTTCATTAAACCAGTTTCCAACAAGTGGTGCTATATTGATAAGTGCAGATGACAGACCAAAAGTATCTGACATATCTACTTTTGTATTTTTTATTTTATCAATTAGCCAATCAATTTTATCTCCAAAATCATCAAGAGTGCTATGTTTTGGAAGCAACATTGTTCCTGTCAAGAATCTATACAAATCATTATCTGTTATATCTTTGTATAAATCATCCCACGCAGTTTTTAATGTGGTAAAATCAGTATTTTTTAATGTATCAAAAAAACCATTTTCACCAAACCACGTAAAATTGTCGTAGTACTCTGCGTCTTCTGGGAACAATGCTTTCCCTAAAGATTTTCCTACATTAAATCCAATCTCCCAAGTAACCGCAGATATTGCAATTGTCGGAACTATTCCTATACTTGATCCTAGTACTTTGGCTGATAACTTGTCCGATATTTTCCCCCATATGATATCTCCAACACCAGTGAATTTCAAAAGCCCTATTGCTGTCAGAATCGTGGTTTCGATCGGTGCAGCATCAAAACTTCCTTTCCATAGGTCGATTGCCGCATCTATGGCAGTTTTTATGAAATTTCCGGCAGATGTAAATACAGCAGTCCAGTCAATACCAGCAAGAAACTGTCCTATGTTTTGCCCAATCTGATACCAATCTACAGATGCAATAGCATCGGACATCCAGTTAAATATTCCTGTGACAATACCGGATAAATCTTGTCCTGCTTCAAAGAAATCACCATTGAATAAATCTTTGAACAGCTTTTTCACAGGTTCAAGAAGTTTTTCTATCTTATCAGCCCATTCCATAGCTGCGTTCTGCATCTTGTCGAATGCTTCCTGCCATACTTTTTCGTACTCCGCAGTAGCATCCATGATTTCTTTGGTAAGGTCAATTCCTGCTCCACCAGCACCACTTCCGGAACCACTGGATTTTGGCATTGAAATAACTTTCAATTTATCAAATGCTCTGATTCCGCTTTGAGCATTTTTTGCACTTGTACCAACTTTATCAAGTGCATCTGCCGTGTCTTCCAAATCTTCATTGTACCCGGATACACCTTGACCGAATGACGAAAAGTCAATCTTGATTCCCAGCAAATTTGCCACACTGACAAGCAATCTCTTAATTGCAATAACTACACCGTTAATGACAGGAAGTACTTTCTGTAATACCGGAATAAACAACTGTCCCAGTACCATGCCGGCTTCTTTTACATTGTTGGTAAACTGACGGATCATATTGCTTGGAGAATTGATTGTATTCGCCAAGTCTCCCCATGATACTTTGGACTGGTCTAAGATTGCCAGTAGACGCAACTGCTGTTTCTCTGCCTGTGACATTTCAGATACAGCCTTTTCAATGCCGTATTTGTAAGCATAGGTCTGTAAGGTAGCATTCGTGATATCAATACCATACTTATACAGTGCTCTTGACTGACCGATTAAGCCGGACTGTAAGTTGGTTGCAACTGTACTGTAATCCACGTTAAATAGGGAAGAAATATCACCGGCAAGCATTGTCATGGACTTTGAAATTGCCGTGGTGACTTCTCCGGTCTGCCCTAAAGAGTTGGTAATAGATGCAAGTTGTGAAGCGTACTGCGTAATCTCCTGTAAATTCAGTCCAAGGTTCTTCATTCCACTTTCAGAAATCAATCCACCTTCTACATCTACTTTCAGTCCGGACATCTTGCCAAGCAGTTCATTTACACGGTTTCCGAAACTCTGTGCATAATCCTCTGCGTTGTCGTAACCGAATTTTTCAAAATCCTTGCCCCATTCCTTGCCGACTTTATTGAATGCTACCGTGTAGTAGTTGAATGCTTCGATATAGTCCGTGGTTCCCTCTATGGACTTCCACAGACTTTTAATTCCACGGATCACAAGGAAATATGTTGCGTAGAATCTGCCGAAAGCCGCAGCAAGGCTAAATGTGCTTTTCGTGGCTCTTCTTGCGCTTACCGTATAGGTGTTCAGATTACGTCCTAAAGAGTTTGCTGCTCTCCCGGATGCCGCACCAGTAGATGCCAGTCCTGCCAGTGCATTTGTCATGCGGATAATGTTCTCACTGACATTTGGAGCGGTTGAAAGAGTTGTAAATAACTGCTTCAAATTCTTTGCCAGTAAAGGAATGTTTGTGACTGCTCTGCCTGATGCCACACCACCAAGTCTTGAAATCGAAGATGCTATGCTCGCAATATCCCCTACTCCATCTACTTTAGTTCCTGCCATGTCAGCAGAAAAGGTCTTCAATGCAGATGAAATTCTGCTTAATCCGCTTGTATCTATTTTTCCCATTCTGTTAATGGAATTTGTCAATGTGGAAATATTCTTAATACCGCTTGTATTCATGGAACTGGCGGCATTTGCGATACTCTGTATGCTATTAGAAATGCTTGTCAGTTTGGATGTATCAATAGACAAGCTTCTCTGAAAATTCGTAAGGCTATTTGCCAACTTATCCAGTGCGTTACTTGCGTTATTCGCATCCGCTTTTATTTTAATCTGTAAAGAATCAATATCTGCCATACCGCACCGCCTTTACCGCAATAAAAAAGGAAGTGTCTGCCACTTCCAAGAAAAGAGCGGCAAGCTGTGACACCTACCGCTCCTAAAATTACTTTTTGAGATATGCCCTTGTAACCGCACCGATTTTTCCGTCCACTTTGATACCGACACTCTTTTGGAATGCTTTTACTGCATCAGAAGTGGTTTTTCCGAAATATCCGTCAATGTTCGTCTTACCTTTCGCATTTACAGACGGCATAAAGCCTTTCCTTACAAGTTCGTACTGCGCCCACTTGACATCATTTCCCTTCATCATTGCCATACGCTTGTAATAAAGAAGTCTTTCCGGCTCTGTATAAGGGTTTCTATGGCTTGTAGAATCCTCATATACGGCATCTAATTCCTTGTACCATACATTCATGTCTACATTGCCTACAATACCGCCTACACGACCTTTAGAAGTGTACTGCCAGCCTACCATGTTAGGTACTTGCGGCTGATACTTCACATTACACTTGCCGTTATTCTTGCCATACCGTGCAATCCACATGGGATAACTCACACCGCCATAAGGCTTAATGTATGTCTTGTAAAAACTTTCCCCAGTGTATACACCGAACTGTAATCCTGCATCGGTGATTACCTTGCCGTAAGCATTGATAATGGAAATAATATTTTTGCCAAGACCTTTCATAACGGCATCTTCAACATCAAGATATACTGTCACTTTTCTACCGTTAAGAATAGTAAGCACTCTTCTTGCATCAGATCGTGATTTTGCAACCGTTGTAATATATCCGTATTCATATACTCCGTGCACATGGACATTGTGCTCTTTACAACCTTTCCAGTTCTCTTCAAACTTCTTGTCCGGGTTCAAATCCTTACGGATGACTTTCAAAATAGCAAAATCAATACCGTTCTGTTTTACCGCCCACCAGTTAATCGTCCCCTGGTATGAGGACACATCAATTCCTGTTAAACTCATGTTTGTTTCTCCTTTTTGGGATGTGATAATTCAAAATTAGCCTGCATTGCCATAAGTCCTGCAAGGAACGCTTTCCTTTGCTTCTGAATTTCTTTTTCATTATTAGCAATGTCAGCACGTTCTATAATAGGCTTGTCAATATACTTCGATTGTGCTTTTCGACCGTTTAGGCAATGGTCTACGGCAACAGATGTTGCTGCTAGTCCATATTCTCCCCACCACATCCACATTTCTCTGTCTCTCTGCTTCATTTCTAGCTTGTACGCTTCTGCATAAGGCTCTAAATCCGCAGGGCAGGAAGAATCTATATCTTTTACTGTAAATCCGTATCCTTTTGTGCATAAAAGCCACATAGGACGTACTTCTTTACAGTATATTTCCCATGTTAGTTCTCTGACTTCTCCGGTGCTTTCTTGGAGTTCTTCTCCTGCTCCTGTTTCAGGAGCTTCGCTAAAAAACCGTTTTCAAGCAGTTCTCCTTGCACATCAGCAAATAATTTCTGAATGTCAGATTCTTCAGAATCGAAATAATCATCAAGCATGGAATAAACCTCGCTTAACTTTGCTTCTTTCTGCTCTTTGTTGTAAGGGTCGAAACCGTATTCATCAGAGTGGTATTTTTGTAAACCGACAAGAATCAGTTCCGGCAGTAACATGAGAATGTTATTCACGGATTCAATGCCGTCTTCCTGCTTTTCAAGGCTTGCCAGTTTCTTGATAATGTTGTTTTTTACGGTTGCTTCGTAACCGAATTTAATGTTCAGTTCCTTTTTTCCAAATTTTACTGTTAGCATATTTTATCCTTTCCCCAACATTTTGTTGGAAAGGAGCCGCCCGAAGACGGCTCTCTTTTTGCTAAATTAATGTTTCATCTACCGCTTCATCAAAGTCAGCCACGGCAGTGTTATTTGTTTCTGACTGACTTGCTATTCCCCCGTTGTCAGTGCAACGGTAGCATCCAATCCCTTGTATTCCTCAATTGTAAGATTCATTTCGATCGTCAGAAGTTCGTTCTGTCCGATTTCGGGTTGTGGAATCTGCTCGGGCGGCTGTGCAACAACGAAGAAAGATTTATCTTCTCCGGGAATAACGGTTTCAAACCACATTCTATTTCCACCAGTAAGAGCTTTATAGGCTGTGATAAGTGCAGTCCATTCAGCAACAGTCTCTGATGTAAAGTTGACTGTGACTGCAAAAGAACCGCCAGTATCTGCACGACCTTTTACATATCTGGTGATTGCATCTTCTAACGCAGAAGCATCAATCTGTTCCGGTTCAATGTTGATGCCGCCAATGGCATTAATTCTTGTAAGTTGCTTAAAACTTGTAGGTTTTGTTCCGGCGGTTGTCTCTGTACCATATCCGAAAGTAATACCTAAAGTAGAAATTCCGGCTGCTGCCATAATTTATACCTCCTTAAATTTGCATAAAAAAATAGAGCCGAATGGCTCTAATAGTTACAATTTATCATCAGCACCTACGCTTCTTCTGAACCGTGCAGTGCTTCTGTATGTGTCCTGCGAAGTATTATTGAACTCTGGCATGGAAGTTATTTGAAATCGCAGACGTTTGAAAAGTCCGGCAACCGTAGCCATGATAGCTTCGGCTTCTTCCTGACTTTTGTTGGTTATCACATCCACCTGGTATGATGCTGTGATTCCATTAACAGAACGTGCTTCAAGGTCTTGTCCTGTCTCTGTGAACGGCATAGCATGAAAGTACACCGTAGGGAATGTAGGGTCTGACAAATCCTTACTTTTGTCCGTCACATAAGCTTTAGGATGGCTCTGTGGTATCTTCATTTTTAAGTATGATGCAATCTTTACTTTGAAGTCTGATACCCATTGATACTCATTAACCGCCATTGCCGAACACCTCCAATGCCGCTTTCACTACATCTTTTTCAAGTTCGATACCTGTCAAATACATAAATGGTCTGCTGTCCATACCTTCGCACCAATAAACTTTCCCGTCTTTGCCTTTGTAAAACCATCCGTATTGACCGGATTTTAATTGCATGATGTGTGAACCACTGCCGTAATTCCATTGAACACCTTCCGGCAAAGGATATGGATATTCTTTCTTTCCACCCATGCTACCAAGAGTACCAAACTCAACGAAAAGCGCATGGTCTGTACCTGCAACCACCGCCCAAACACCGCCACCTTTTACGGAGCCAACATATTCCGAATGGATGCTTTGCAAAAGTTCCGATGTAAAGATAGCATCGAGGTCAGCAATTTGCACTCTAGCAATCTCTACACCCTTTTCTGCCAGTGTTTCAGCCAGTAGCCTACTTTTATACTCTAAACTATTTTCATAGTCTTTAAGAGCCTTTACAGCCGCTTGTATGGACTTTGTGTCAAACAGATTGATGTTGATTGTCTTTCCCATATCACTTCACCGTCTTCTGTAACAAAAACAAATCTGCTGTCAGTCCCTCGTCTGCAACGCCTTTGACAACATAGTCCGCAGTCTTGTTGTCCACAAGTCCGTCATCGTCACGACCTACTTCTGACTTCTTCCAGATAACATCCCCTGCCTTAATCGGCAAATAGCCTTTGTCGGTCACAATCTGACAATACGAACTGGAATCATCAATACCAAATTCCTTTACCAGTACTTCCGACAGCTTATTGCTGATGTTGGCAGAAAAAAGGACGGGTTCTAAAAATTCCGTAATCGTTCCTTTGATTGACGGAATTTTTTCACCTGCCACTTCATCGTAAATAATGTTACCGTTTTTGTCACGGTTATAAATCGTGACTTTTTCTCCCTGCCGTGAGTACTTCATGTCCTGCTTGTTAATGTCAAGCATCTTTCTTCACCTGCTTGTAAATCTGATTTACACCAGTGCTTGCCAAACCGGAAACAATTCCGACTGCAATTGCATTCAGCACATCATTTGCCGGGAAATCCGGAATAACATACATTCCTACTACTCCGAGAATGCCACCAACAATGCCAACAACAACCGGGATGTAGTTATCCTTAATAACCGGAATCAGCTTCGCTCCAATACCTGCAAGATAGCAAATAACCACGATTGCAACACAAGTTCCTACCTGTGAAAAATCCATCATTCCTTACCTCCGTTCTCTTTAATGTTAAGTCTTTCCTCAATTCCATCAAGTCTATGATGCGCAGATGCCGTACTGGCTTCAACCTTTGCCAGCTTCTGTTCATGCACTGCAAGCTCTTTCTTCATCTCTGAACGCTCGCTTTTCATTTCATTGATAGTATCAAGGATGGTATCCAGTTTCATGTTGATGCGTGTGTTTTCTTTCACACGTTCCTCAATATCCTTTGTGTCTGTTCTTTTGCTGTTTTTCAGGCCAATGTAGACGGAAAAACCGAGTGATAACACGCTTATAATGATTGCTGTAGATAACTCTATAGTCACATCATATACCGCCTTCCTTGTTTGTTGGCACACCGCCCACCACCCTTAAAGTGTGCCGCCTGCAACTTTATTACTGGAATCAGTAACATGGTCACGCACAATCTTCTTTTAATTACAATATCTTTGCAAATGGAAATACGCCAACAAACAGATCATCACGGTCTTTCCATGTTCTAGACACTCCATTCTCTGAATAGCTTGCCATGAAGTTTTCACCGGCTTGTGACCTGTCATACACGACAAGATTAACCACCACGGACTGAAATTTTTTCATATCCGCAGCAATCTTCTCTTCCGTGTAGCTTTCCGGGTACATTCTCTTTGCTCTGATGTCGGCTTCTGCTTGACTGATAAGTTGTTCCAAAAGAGGATTTTCTTCCAAATGGTCAAACACGACCTCGGAGCTTTCAGAATCAATATGAAATTGTTTCAGACGGATTTTTACTTGCTCCAAAGTCGTATATTCTGCCATGTGTTACCTCTTAAAGTTCAAACTTTTCAATCAGAATCTTTTTCAACTCACCGCCAGTAGTTTCATCCGCATCAACAATCCCATGCTCTTTCGCAAGAGATTGTAGTTCTGCGGTACTCATGCGGTTAATCTCGCTTTTGGTATATTGCTTAAAATCAGAAGATCCCGAAGTTTTTCTCCCCGGGATCTCTTCTCCTGCCTTATACCATTTGCCGTTGAATTTGACTGTGTACTGTGCCTTCATAAGCACACCTCCTACGCTACCTTCATAACAACAACGCTGTCCATACCCTCAAAGGTAGGAAGTCCGATCATGGACACTACGCAGTGAGTATTGATAGGATGGTTGGTAGCATAAGTATAAACGGAAATACCAGTTTCTACGATGGACAAATTGCCATCGGTGATGCTTCCGCTTCTTTCCTCGGGGGTTTTCCCAAATACATAATCACCAAGGTATACGCCAGCGCATTGAGCGGATACAACACCAGTAGGTACGAAGTACTTGGTCTGACCGTCTGCAGGATCAATGTACAACTTGTCATACACCTCAATCTCAATTCCGTATCCACGCAGATATTCAGTAACCTGAGACTGCTGTAAACGGATTCCACCATTGTAAGCAGTGATTCCTAGAACCTGCTTCTTGGTGTCCTCTGCTTTCAAAACCATTTCCCACGTCTCGGTGTTCATGGTAAATCTTGTCAGGGAATAACCAGTCTTCTTTGCGAAGTTTCTTCTGGTTTCAATCAGATCATCCAGCGGTGTTGCGGTTGCCGGAACGTTCCACTTATCACTCTCTCCGGAAATTTCTACGAAATGGTCTTTCTTATGCTCAACTCCTGCATCGGAAGTGTAATCAACATAAAAACTCTTACCACCGATAGTGACTTGTACACGGGGAATGCCGTCTGCCGGTGCAAGTAACTGCCAGATTTGTCTCTCCGGAACAACTCTTGCTCCTTCAATTAGCATCATGGGCTTTTTACTTATTTCACGGAGAACATCATTTGCAAGGGAAGGGTTCTCAGCATTTCTGTAGTTGTCGTACATCTGCTCTTCCTTTTCAGTTACCATGTAGGATTCACGGTAAAAAGGCATTTCGTTTTGAATGTCGGAGAATCCTCCAACATCTCTTAACTCTGCCTGTGCATCAAAATTAGATGCTTTCAGAGAAACAGGAAGACCGCTCTTTCCCTTAATGAATCTAAGGTCGAAACTATCCTGCTTTCTTGTGCCAAACTTTTGTCTGCCAAGGTAAGGCGCAGAACCTAAAGTTTTTTCATAGTTATTCCACATTACACCGAGACTTCTCGCTGTAAATGCTTCGCTTAATGGTAATGCCATAGTTAATACCTCCTGTTATTTACGCTTCTACAATAGGTTCAGCACCGTAAAAAGTTACTCTCGGTGTTACTTTTCTTGCCGCATCTGCGATGGCTAAGGACTTTACCTTCTCCCAGTCAATAGTTCCTTGGTATACATAAGTGCCAGGTGCATCTCCCATAGTTACATCCACATCTTCAAGCAGATAACCTACGCACTTTGCATCATTAGACGGATACGGTGTACCGGCAGGCACAACTTTTCTTCCGTCAGTTCCTGCACTCACACCGCTCTGTTCTACGATGCAGGCTGCTCCCTCATAAGGGAAAAACTTCAAAATACCTTTACTTTGTGTAAAGTCTCTAGTAATAGGCTTACCCATTCTTTTTACCTCCTATAAAACATAATGGTTTTTTGCTTCTTCGCTTGCTGAATTGCTTCCAAAGCTGATTTTTTCAGCGTTTTCTACGTCCGCTGTTTTTTCTTTACCGCCACCGCCAGCACTACCACCGCCCGGATTTGTGGTTCCGTTTGCGATTTCCTGCTCTTTAGCCTGTGCCGCAGCAGTCTCTTTATCAGAGATAATTTTTCCGAGTACTTCGTAGTCAAAACTTCCGTCATCCTTGATAACCTGTGATGCTTGTTCAGCAGAAATGTTAAACTTGGATGCTGCATTGCTTCTCTGATCCGCAATAGCCTGTGTCTTTTCAAGTTCTGCGATTTTTGCATTTGCAGAATCAAGGTCTTTTTGCAGTCTTTCCGAATCGGATAAATCCTTATCTTTCATGGCTGTGTATTCCTTTTCCAACTCACGCAGTCTTGTCAACTCTTCACTGTTTTTGTTTGCCTTTGCGTTTGCTGCCTGAACATCCTTGCTATTCTCAGCAATGATTTTTTCAATCTGTTCATCAGTCAAACCCATAGCTGTCAGTTCTTCTCTCTTCATAAATTACCTCCGTTATGTCCTACGAATTTTTATACGGTGCAACGACACCGGTTGACATTGCCGGTTTATACGCTCACGGCATTGCGAATTTTTATAAAATAAAAACAGCTACCTATTTCTAGGCAACTGTTTTATTTTGCATTTGTTTTACAATTTCTTGTGCTTTTGCCATCTGCTCTTCCATGTTGATAATGTCAGCAGTTTTCCACAGAGCATCAAGGTAAGGCTTGGAAAGGTTGAAAGTCTTTTCGCAATCTCCCCAAAGTCCAACCGTTTTAATTGCAATAAGAGGATGAATACCACACTGCAGAAGTTGCAGTAATGTCTGCGACTTGGTATACATATTATCTTGTGGACTGTGGTTAATCTGCACATCAAAATCTCTAAGAGTGATTTTCAGATCCTCTTTCTTAATGCGGATAACATTCAGCGCAACCTTGGCCAGTCTCTTCTCTGCTGTCTTAACAACCGGATCCTTAAGCCTTGCTCTTGATTTTGAAAAATCCCATCCGTTTCTCAGCTCAACCGCACCCTGCGTATCACCGCCAGTGTTTCCTTGCTTGTTCGGTATTCCCAAAATTGAAAGTGCGCTGTCTGTTAAATCGTCCTTGGAGACCTGTGTCTGCGTTTGGTCAAGTTCTTGCGACATAACGTCCACATCGGATTTATTGTCTTTATTGATGGACTTTACAACCAACGCATGGTTCATCTTCATTTTTTTGAACTCTTCTTCGTCAATCTCACAGTTTACAAATTTGTACCATGCCTGGATAAACTGCTCTATGCCGTCCATTCTGTTTGACTGCGTATTATTGATTGCATCCAACAGATCTATAACAAGTTCAATATCAGACAACCGCTCATGGTTGTTCGGAAATTCTACAATCGGTATTCCACCAAATCCGTGAAGTTTCCATGTATCAGGAACAACCGCACTGTTTTTTATCTTACATTCATAAGATTCCGTGTAGCAGAGTTTGTACCACTCGCCATTTTCATCTTTTAACTCCTGTACCGCCAAAATCGGTTCTTCGGAACTGCGGTTGTAAATGACAAACGTGTTCAGAGGATTAGGTGCAACCACACGTATAGGCACATCTCCATTCACAATCTGAATAGCTTTGAATGATGTTCCGGTTGCCGACTGCCACTCACCAGCTTTTATGTCTTTCTCGTGCTTATTTGCATCTGCTAAGTAATCATTCAGTTCATCTACTGCCTTATTTACAGCTTCATCATCTTTTCTGCTGACAAACTGAATAGGCTCTCCGTAAGTCTGAGCGACCTTGAATTGCACCCATTCAAAAGAATGGTTCTCTACTACTCGATTGGTGATATCCTCATTTGACAGCTTTGTTCTGTATAGTACCGGTTGATCTCCTTTGTAGTACTCCCACAAGTACTTGATAACTGGCTTATTGTAATAAAAAACACCGATGCAATCACCGATAACCTTTACAATGTTGTCTTCGGTTATCTGCTCCACATCCGTATATGCAATTTTTCTACCGTGACAACCCTTTACAAGGTCTTGAAATTTCATAGTGTTCATATTTTCACCTACATAAATGTCATTCCGCTGCTCTGGTCTCTTTTTGGAAGTTTCTTTATCTCACGTTCTCCGGTCTCCGTATGGTAAACAACCATCTTATTGCAATTCCGGCACTTATATGTCTTGTCGATATGCGATTTTGCACTACATTCACCGACCAACCGTCCGCATCCCGGACAGTACACTCTAATTTTTTGATTAAAAATCATAAATACCTCTTTTCTGCGCACAAAAATACCGCCCTTGCTGATAAGAGCGGTACTTCTGGAGTCTTCACATAATCTGAGGAGGAAATGAAAAATATCTTGGAATCTTTCTGCATCTTAATAGTATCACGGAAAAATCGGACATATCGGACAAGTTTAATTTGCCATATAACGATCAAATGCTTTTCTTACGCTATCCTCTGTGTTTCCACCACCGATTCTATCAGCAACCTTGTTCCATGATAATTTTTCAATAAATCGTAAATTTATGATTCGTCTTATACGACTGTCCTGAACGCTTGCAATAAATTCTTCGACTTCATTATTTTTTTGCAGTAAATCGTCCTCTAAAAGCTGTAAAGTAGCCTTTCTGGAATAAAGCAGTGTCCGTTTTCTGCTGTACTCTGGATAAGGGAATCCTTCAATACGAAAATGTTCAGTGCCGCCGCATCCACCTGATACGCTGTCAACAACATTCCCATCCGATTCAATTTTTCTGATATCCGATTCAAGTTTTTTAATCTTCTGCTGTACTTCTTTGATTTCTTCCTGTAAATCTATGTATTGAGATAAAACCTCTTTAGTCACCATAATCAATACCTCCGTCCGAAAGAGAATGGGTTTTGAATTGCTTCTACTTTTGCTACCCTGTTTCCGTTTGTAATTCGCAATGCAAAGTTTGAAAATACATCAGGCACATCATCTAACTGTTTTTTTCCTGAAACAGAATACCTTTTCAGTAACGACATCATTACACCGTATGGTTCGTTAGGCTTATACAATGATGGATCTTTGAATATTACGTGTTGTAAAATCCAGTTAGAGCACTGGAAAATTCTTGCTTCTTTGTTTGTTTCTGTCGGTGTGTCTGTGATGTTGCATATCCATCCTTTACTCTCTACACGCTTATTTACTTCCATTGCCACACGGTCACCGCCGGCATTACGCTCAAATTCGCACTCTTGCACTTTATTATTAACAAGTACATTTGCAGCATTTTCATACTGCATCTCATAATCCGCAGTATTGTCGCAAACAGCATCCACGCAGTAATAATCTTCTCCGTACTTTTGCAATACTGGAAGAACAAAAAAGTCGGTTCCTTTTCCCTTGGTATCGCATTGCCCGGTAATAATTTCCGGTTCTCCATGTGGAAGATTAAGATAACGTCTGATTTTTTCTTCCGGGAATAACAATCCCTCACGTTCAATAGGCTCTTGCTTGTAAAGACATCTATAAGAGATTTCATCCATGAGTAATTGTTGATCTTCAAAAAAAGCAACCGTGAATCCGGAAAATTCGTAGTCAAAATTGCTTAATCCGGTTTTTGGGTCAATATCCGGAACAGCAATTACTTTTACCCTTGGATTCCCTTCATACATATTTTGGATCCGACCGATTACATCATTTACGCTCCACCTGGTAGCAATATGGATCTCTTTGCAATTCTTTCCGTCAGTATCTTGTGTCTTTCTTTGTCTTGCATCTACCGCATACTTGTCCCACAATTTATCCAAAATTATAGGATTCATAGCTTCTTCAATGCCACCGATCATGTCATCTACGAACAAAAACTTTGATGCGCGTACTTTACCAGCATTTTTACTTCCTACGGATGTGCACTGAACGGATGGAAATGGTTTATATTTGCCGATGTTAAACTGCTCCATTTTTGCGTTAGTACTGGTAACAGAAAGATTTGGGAAAATTTCATTCCAAGTGTACTCGTCAGAATTTGTGCAAATATCGTACACACCGTCATAGTACATACGTGTAATATCTCCACTGTGGGAGTAAAAAAGGTTGAAATCTCTCGGAAACCATCCTGCTACCAACGCATTCAGCATTTTCTCGACCGTGGTTTTTCCAGCACCAGGGATAAGTGACACGCAGAGGATGTCATATATATCATCAATCATGCCTTGAATGGCATCCATGAGACCGATTTTAAGGAATTGCTTTCTGCGTGGCATATAGAACCGCTCTCTAGGTTCTCTTTTCTTTTCCAAATAGCGGTATGCACTGTCCACAACTTTATTTTGTGCTTCTAGTAAAAGAACATCGTACAATTTATCTGTCAGAGAATAGTGCGTCTTGTTTGCAAAGGAATACTTTTCCAAATCCCATATGGTTCCTCCGGTTCTTTCCATGCAGAAACGCTCTACAATGCCTTTAGAACGGTTTGTTATCTGTAAGCCATAAGTTATATCCTTTTCTCCATTTATAGCCACTCTGCAGGCTTCTATATACGCATCAATGACCTGTTCATCAATTCCCTTTCGCTGTATGTAATTGTCATAGCTGTTTACTGCAGATATAAGACTCTGACTTGCCAAAAGAAAAAGCACCTCCACGCTGTCGCAGAGATGCTTATAGACCTCTGCCTATAATTTTTCTAGGTTAGCACCGCAAGTCTTTTATGCGGCGGTATGTATCTTCATTTATTTTTCAAGTATTTTCCTGTTTTTACATCAAACCAAGCATATACAATATTTCCAGCTCGGATCCTTCTTTTGCTCCTTCTCTGACATGAAACAAAATTTCCCTTAGTTGTTCATTATCTTTTTCTGTCATTTTATTTTTGTCAATTATTTCATCGATGCAGTAATATAAACAATGCCCATATCCAACACCTAAACGATTTCCATAAAATGATTTTCCAACAATATCATAATTTTCAGTTTTTAAAATATCGTGCTGATAATCTAAATCGCACCACTTTTTATTATCTTCCAGTTTCTCTTGAAGATATTTTAAGAAATCTACTACTCTTTCTTCTCTATCACTGATGTATAATATCGTGTCTTTCATTTTTATTTCACAATCCTTCTGCTTTCTTCCATCACTTTACAGTTCCTTGCAAAATCTCTTTCAATAAAACTTTGCGGTATCCTTCCAAAATTTTCCAAAGCGTACTTATCTACCGCTTCTTTTGAAACATCTATACCAAAATTTATCAATGCTTCTTTAGGTGGCGATTGATACCCGGATAAAGGATTATCAATGTTATTCATTCTTCATCCACTCCTTAAACTCTTTCCGGCATTTAGGGCATAAGTCAATTTCTGCTTCTTCTGTGTACAAAATAATTCCAAAATTGTCAAGCAAACTATCAAGATGGTAACCTTTTTGTATTTTTGACTTAATTTTCGCTTTTCCTTTTCTGATAAGTGTATTCTTTATTTCTACTCCGCACCTATCGCAAGTGTTCCATTCTTTGATATGTTTCATTAGTTGCCCCCTATCTGTATGGATTGAAGAAGTCCTCATCATTTCCAATTCCAAGATGCTTTCTCAATGCAAAATTTGTTACCCGTTCTTGATTAAACGAATTACTGACAATATAACTTGCAAGTTCTCCATCTTTCCATCCGTCCGTACTTGTCATAGAATCATAAATCTGCTTATATTCTCCGGTCAACTTATTAAATTCAAACCATCCTAAGTCAAGTGTTACTCCATAATCATAAAAACCCCTGTCACACCACTTTCTGACATAATACATTAACTGCTTGTACGAAAATCCAAGCCTTTCAAAAATATTACCAATAGTTCTTATGCTCAATTCCCGATCGCTAGAATGTAATTTTCTTTTCTGCTCATTCACGCAAGCTCTGAAAAATATTTCTTCTAATGGCTTCATTCTTCCACCAACTTTCTGCCACACATCGGACAATAATTTATCTTCATTGTTCCTGGGCATCCACTATCTCCAGTATTAATGTACAAGTAAATTTTTCCTTCATCTTCAAAAATAAAATCGTCACCTTTACATAAGGCATTAAGGAACCCTTTTTCAATTTTTACTACATTTTTGCAAAAATCACACATGCTTATTTTTCAACCTCTCCATTAACCGTTCACATTTATCAAGATTTTCGCAAGTAATGTTGTTTAAGTATTTTTCGCTTTTGTCAGACACTGTTGTTATATTCATTTGTATCAGTTTCGGTTCAAAATCTTTACAATACTGACAACAATCTTGAAGAATAAGGTGAAATCCATTCATGTAAAATTCCTCCGTAACCCATGCAGACGGAATCGAACCGCCGACACACATCCTATGCGGATGCCGCTCTTCCACTGAAGCTATGCATGGTATCGCACCGTAAAACCTTTTATGGCTTGCGCTTGCCATAACCAAATGTGCACCACCTACTTGTCACTGACTATCCACAATCTCACAGTCTTGTCTGTTCTCTACTTCATAGGCTTGGTTTTCGCTAAACATATGTGGCTTACGTTTTAGCTAGGGAATAGTTGCCGTGGGAGTTGAACCCACCCGACCCAAACAATGTACGACTACTTTTGAATCTGCAAATTCTACTCGCAGAAGTGTTTTTCGTTGACCGATAATGAGCAACTACTATCCATACATCTCCCATCGACCGGAACTATTGCAGTAGTACCCGACTAAGTGGAGATAAAGATAAAGTTGGGATGATGGGGCTCGAACCCACAGCCTATGCCTTAGAAGGACACTGCTCTTTCCATTTGCGCTACATCCCAATGTGCGTTTCCATAAGCTGTATGCCTACATTTAAGGCGCTGACACAGCGCAACACTTATGGCTATTTTTATTTTCGCAGGGCATCCGCCAGTTACCTGCTAGTTGGGAGCTACCCAACCACCTACGCCAATTTTATGTCCGCAATGGCTGTGCGGGATTTTAATGTCTTTACTGACAACCCACGGATTAAAACCCAAAACGGTATTCTTCAAAAACCGGGCTGTCATAAACCGGTTAAACCCTCACGATCCTTGCGACGGCTCTTAACAGCATTCCGCTATGAGGTGAAAGGAGTGTCTCCAATGGAAAAGTATGGAAGACAATTCGCAGATGGCAAAGACCGAAAGAAGAAAACATCTGCGAAACAGGACTACCAGGATTCGGACCTGGGATGCAGCAGTCAAAGTGCTGTGCCTTACCGCTTGGCGATAGTCCTAAACTCCGGGAGAGAGACCATCTGCTCCCGGATTATTTTCGTGAAACACCCTATATTGCTTTATCTAAAAAATTGTCTCGCCTGTGTACGGTACTTTGAAAAACTTGGTGTTGTCGAACGCATATTTCCATTTTTCGTTTCCCACACACAGGCTACATACACTCTTGATGCCTTGATTTCTCTGCCACATATCCAATGCCAACACAACACCGGATATTCGGCAATAACAATGGCTTTATGAATTTAACCCATTCAACATTGTGATATGGGATAATTCGCATAATCTCCGGTAACCACATAAATTATACCCACATAAAAGTTATTCCAAAAACAAGGAACATTGCGAACGCAAATAAAATAACTCCGTCTGATGCTGTTTTCTGTTTTGGAGCATACCATAAAGCAGATATTGCTAAAACTGTCAATACCAACGTTGTCATTATTTTTAAAATCATGAATCCAAGCATTTTTTCTTCGTCCTTCCTTCAATTTCATCGATCATTGCCATTACCAGTGCTTTAGCAAACTGGCTATTGTTATGTATTTTAATCAGCAAATTGCCCTGCCGGATAAGATACGACCAGTCATCATCCGTTTTCGGATTAGCGCACTCTTTATGAATTTTCCAAACCTCTGTGTATATCTCTTTAATCTCCGGTGGCAATTCACATTTCTCCTTAACTGGCAAATCTTCTTTAGGCTCTTTATCAAGCCTGCTCTTTTGGTGCTCCATCTGACAGCTAACCATTTCCGTAACATTCTCACGGTCTCTCTTAATTCCGTGACCTTGCAGAAACAATTCGCATTGCAGCACTTCACCACATTTTGAACATTCATCTTTAATCTCTTTTCCGTAGATCTGCATAAGTGACCTCGATCATTGTAAATTCATACAGAAGTTGCAAAATTCTTAGCAGTTTGTGGATTATGCGCCCTTGATCCTGCATCTAACGTAGGAATTGTTGCAACTTTACTTAAATCCTCTTCCACAGAAACTTTTTCATCATTGTATGTTTCAGATTCATGTTTGCAAAGCGGTATAGCAATTTCAATATTTGGCGGTATTTTCCAATTTTTTTGAATATTCTCAATGCTTCTTTCTAAGTTTTCAAAAGATTTCTTTAGCTTTTCTTTGTCTGATTCAACCAGTTCCAAATACTTGTCCAGGTACCACTTAGCTTTCCTCACATCCTCTACACCGTTTTTATTCTCATGCCGGTAAAGATATTTAAAAGCATTGCAGATGCAGAAGTTCTTCACAGCTTCAATCCCCTGCGTCTCAATCATTACATCTATGCACTCATATTTTCCTGTCTCATAATGACTGGGGTGATTTGCATTATCTGGCATCTAGGTCTCCTTTCTGGATAAAGGTCTTTTTATTTTTGAGGAAATTTGAGGGACTAAGTAGGGGCTGTTCGCTGGTCCTGTCAGACCCCCTCCCCCGTTGCCATCAACGCATTTCAACTATGCGCAAAATTCGTGCTTCGCGCAGTCTTTATTGACACGTCCTTAACTATCCCATATTTCCGCACGTTTCAGTAGTTGTTGCTACTAATTTGCATCTAATGTATTATCGTCATACGCTCCGGAATCGGTCAACATTGATTTATTTTGTCCATTTGCACCGTCTAACTGTGGCAAATCCGAAGCGGTCAACGCTTGCTTGTGGTTCTGCTGCTCTCTCGATACTCCCGGAAGGTTCCAACCGTAGTGACGATTTAATATCGCTAGGATCCCTACAGGGTTGCGCTTTGCCGTGGCAAGTTTTGCGCTTAGAGACTCTTCGCGAAAATCCGATATCTTTTTGCCGATGTCAGAACACGATGGACTTAATTTAGTCCCCTCATCTCTCCATGTAGCCACTGTATATCTATCAATACCCGTTAATAAACTAAATCCTATAGCTGATACCTCTTTATCATACATCATACACATATATATATAATAATCACATATACGATTAACTAAATCATAATTATAAGCGTTATAATTACTTACTCCACCTGTAAATGATCCAGTAGTATTTACAAGGTTTTTAGACTTAAGACAGTCAGGCTCATTAAATGCATGACGTTTGATATACATAAGAGCAGCATTCCAGACACTCTGGGACTCTTGTCTAATATCCTCGATTTTCTGATCCTTGCAGAACTGGGAAAGATATAGCTCCATGTCATTTTCGTAAACCTGGGATGTTTCTGTATTTTCGACTTTTTCCATGTCCTGCACCTCCTAAAAATCTGCAATAAAAAAATCACAAGCATCACTCAATAAACCTATGTCTTTTGATCTCCTCCACAGATCAGGTAAAAACATAAATCTAAAAAAGTGACAAGCTAGTGACTTCTTGTCGTTTCCGGTCTGCCGGCTCCGGTGGTCTTGGTTACAATCTGGGCGGCTGCATATCCAGAGGGGGGGGTGGATTTACACCGCTGTCACTCGCACCGTTTTAGCGTCGGCTCCCTAACTGCTTTTATCATACCACAAGACCTATTTATAAATCCACAACAACCTTTTACGTATTTGATGATTTGTTGTTGTGGTATGTCTGCCGGTGATCCTGAGTATATAAAAATCATGCGGTTAAAAAATATCATCCGTGTAAATTTGACAAATGGGATTTTTTAACAAACAGACAGGTAATTTTTGCAGATGGGTGTATGGTGGTAGCAGGTCGGCTCTAGTATTTATATATACTTGGTTATACATTGTCTTTCTGCACTTATTTATTTTTATTTTATCTAACCTTTATTTTATCTAATCTCCTTTTATTTAATCTGCGTCTACAAAATGTCTACAATTTGTCTACAAAATTTAGCACGTTAAAATGTCGCAGTGAAAATAGATCAAGAAAAGCAGGCTGCTACACCTGCTTAATTCCTGTTTATGCTGTTGCTCTTTCTGTTCTTCTGATCCGTTCCGCTATCGCTGTGATCCGGTCAATTAGTGCCCTGTCACCGTATGCGGTTTTGCTGGCTAATAACTCCGGGTCTGTCATGTTCTCCAGTGCTTGGAGCGTTTCCGCTTGCACCGCTTCCAGTGCTTGGAGTTCTGCCCGGTTAAATTCTTGCAGCCGTTCGGATTCCACGTTTTCCAGTTGATCCCGGTAGTACCGGAAGAACTGCCGGACGTTTGAGCGGATCCGGGCGGCTTTCTTTGCTGTGATCTGCTCCGGTGTGCCTGTCATGCTTTCTGCTCCTTTTCTCTTTGTATTCGTTCCATACATTGATTGTAAATTTCTTCCGCTTCTTTCCTCTTGCGCTCTACCCATTCAACATTGCTTTCGTCTGGCCGCTGTCCGGGTAAGCCTGCCCATTTCGGAGGATGTTTTATAACGGGTTTAACTTCTCCGTGCTCTCTAGCGGCTCTTTCTGCCGCTGTTTTGGCTTGTAAAGCGTGTAGCCGTTCATTTGCCTGCATGAGTGCGATTTTCTCGTCTATGGGGCTTCTAGAGCCTGTCACGGGCGTTTCTTTTGGTTTCTCTGTCGCCGTGTGCGGTTGTACTGGTTGCAATGCTGCAATCACGGCACCTATAACAAACTGGTTGACACTTACACCGTTCTTTTCTGCCTGCGCTTTGATCTGCGGTTCTAGGTCTTTCGGGAATCTAATCATTTGGTTAAATGTTTCCGACATTTTAGCACCTCCTTTTCTTGTGATATCATTAATGTGATATCATTAGTTTTTTATGATATCATTTGTGTGATATCATTGCTGTGATATCATGATATCACTATAACATTTTGTGCCTTATGTGTCAATATGTTTTTGTGCCTTATTTTAATATTTTTTCGTCATGCTCCAGTTTTTCCGCAACAGCTAATTTTATAAAATCATTTACACTCTTATAACCTAATTTATTAATACGGTCTTTTGTGCCAGTTGCAAAACGGCAATTCACCCGTTCAAATTTGTTGTCGTATTTGTAAATTGCTTTTCTTGTTGCGTCTGTTGTTTTTCGCTCCATTGTTTGCACCTCCTTATATAAATGTATCTTTATTATATTTGTTTGTGCCTTATATGTCAATATTATTTTTTATCTACTATAATATAATCATGTTTCTTTTTGTGCCTTATACATTATGTACAACAAAAGTGCTTATTTTGTGCCTTATATTTGTATATTATTGCGTCTTGTCTTTGTGCCTTATATCTGTTATAGTTATCTCAACAAATAAATAAAGCCGGTGACCACCTACCAAGCGAACACCGGCACCAATCAAAAAAGAAAGGTAGCTATATTATAGCACAGGTAAAAAGAAATGAGAAGAACAAACAGCAAGGAAGTTAAGGCAGCAGTTAAAAATTATTTAGTAGAGGTTGCACAGAGCGAAGAGCTTAACACAATTAAGGACATTAAGGAAAAGTTTATAAGTGAATACGGCTGGGCGATTGCAAGACTTGGAGAGCGTAACGCTTGCATAGAATGGTTAAGAGGTTTAGGCGTCGGCGTTGATTATAGTTATTATGACATCATCCAGCTTATGGCTGAATGGTTAGACGAAAGCACAGAAGAAGCCGAAAAGTGGCTTGACAAGCGCGGCGATAGACTTTACTGGGATTTATTAGCAAGGGAGATTTTAGCAAGCAAATAATCGGCAAGGTTGGTTTTCACCGGGGTTCGATTCCCCGGCTTGCCTTTACCCGGAAACGGAAAAAATTGAAAATGCGGAGGAGCGAGAAAATGAAAATTATAGAAAAATCGAAAATGCCTGACGGCACAGAAATACAACTAGAGGATTGGCACGACAAAAACACAAAAGATTATAATGATTTATACGGTTATGTAATAGGTGTATATCCAGTTGCTAAAAATTCCGGTCGTTTTGGTTGGGTAAAATCCGGAGAAAAATTTAGAATATCAATTAATTATAATAAATATGCAAATTATACTGATGAAATGGTGTTGAATGATTTTGAAGCGTTAAAAAATGGAGAAAAAACATTATCAGATTTAAAAGATCATTTTTTTAATAACTTTAAAGATCAATTTTATTTAGGAATCATAGATTTTGAACCTTGACAGCCGCCGCAGAGGATGCCCGCCGGATCACTACCGGCGGTTGCATTTCTTTTAAAAATGATATATAATATGCTAAATTTCTACTAAGGTAGATAAAAGCATATCTTTATTTTGAAAAAGAAAAACAAAAAACAAAAATGGAGGTATGAACGATGGAAAAATTAACAGATCAGGAAAAGAAAGCAATCAAACAGGCTATAAATGAATTAGGCTATTTTGATGTTGCAGAAAATGAAGAAACGCTTTGCAAGTGGTACGAAGATGGAACCGCTTCAATTAACATTGCTCGGAATGGTCGTACTGTTGCTTGGGTGCTTTTGGAAAGCACAGAAAAGGCTATTTATGTAGACACGTTGGAGGAATTAACTAAAGAAGAAATAGAAAACGAGTTATGCTAACATGCAGAAATTCAAAAAAGCAGCCGCCCTGCGTTGGGCAATTTTTGAACTTGAAAACAGATAAAAGACGGCTTGCAACCGTCTTTTTGTCGTGTTCCGTTGGAACTGCTGCCGTCTGGCGGTCTATTTGTGCTACTCTTCCACCGGACCAGGATATATTGACGGCTTGCGCTGTTTTGGTGTACAATCAAATATTACAAGGGGGATTTTACCAAATGCGAAAATTGGGAATCGGTCATGTGTATGACATTATGGAGAGCGTAGCGGATGCCGGGGAACGGCTGGAAACCGTCATTCGGGTTGAGACTGCCGCCGGTGGTCTGTCTTCGGAATCTGCGGAGCTGTTGCGGTCTGCCTATGATTCCATGCTTTCTGCAGTCGGAGACCTTGCGAAAGCTGCGACACGGTGACCGGGTGGCCGGTCCAGGACTTGCACAGCAGAAGCACACAGATGTTCCACGCCTTGAATCGGTCTGAAAAAATCTGCGAAAAAACTCTGAAAACGGATTTTTCAGCTTGAAAAGTGCTACCCCGGGGGGATTGAAAATTTTTAGCACGAAAATTGTAGAAAAATTTTTCTTTCAAAAACCTCTGAAAACGAGATTTTCGGTTGAAAATGCAGACCTACGGGGGTATCAAAAGAAACACATTAAAATTTTTTACAAAAAAAGTCTCAAAAAATGAGATTTTTAATAAAACCTATAGGGGGAAATATTATGAATTGCTACAAATGTGGTAAAGAAATGAGAGTTGTTCCGGAACAGGTGGCTACGGATGAAAAAGGATTGCCGGTATATCACAGAATAGGTTATTGTGATGCTTGTATGTCTAAATTTGACATTGATATTGTGGAAAAACAAAATCAGAAAAAGAAAAAGCAAAGCACATTAAGCATACTATCTGTTGTGTTCACTCTTATTGGTCTTACAATTCCAGTAGCAATTATTTTAGCCATTATTGACATTGTTAAAGGTGATAAAAATAATAAAAATCACAGCGGTTCATGGTTTTCAATTATTTTTTCTGCGATTGTAATTCTTGCATATTTTTTAGGTGGTCAAAATGAGGAAAATCAAAATGTTTCAAATAATTTAAGTATAGAGTCTGTAATAGAAACAGAAAGTCAAACTATTGAACTACCAGATGAATCAGTTGAAAGCTATCCTGCTTATCAAGGAGAAAATACAAATCAAGAAATAGATTCTAAAACAGAGCCTACGGTTGCTCAATCAGAAAGTAATGTAATGGAAAATGAAAATTATGGAGAATATGAGGAGGAAAATGTTTTATCAGAAGAGGAATATAAGGAATCATGTGTCGAATTATTCTATGATGATATATTTTTTTCCCAAGATGATTTAGAGGGAAAAGATGTAAAACTAAATCTTTTTGTGTCAGAACTTTATGAATTAAGAGCAAAAGATATGTATTATGATTATATTCAAGAAATGTTTGGAGAATACAATTTACAAAGGAATTTCTTAAAATGCTGTGTTTTGAGAGAAGGTACTGAAAGCTATATGGGAGAGCAAATCAATGTACTATTTTCTAATGATTATGGGTTAAACGCAACAGATTATTCCGGTGGTGAAAAAATAACTGTTTATGGGAAAATAATAGGATACAGCACAAATTCATGGAGAGGTTACAACAAATGTGAATTTATGCCATTATATATAGAGTGATTTTAAGGGCATCCGCAAGGGTGCTCTTATTTTTAAACAAACAAAAAAGAATGTCCTCCACGACAAGGACACTCTTCTTTTTAAAATACATGTCTGATGCGCTTTTACTGAAAAGTATTGCTACTTCTCAGCTGGTATAAATTATAATCTAGACACCTACATTGTAGCATTTAAGAAAAATTTACGCAAGTATTCTCATGTAATTTTTGATAATTTCATCAGCCACAGAAAACACTTCTCTTCCGTAGGTAGCCAAAAAGTCGGCAACAATCTCTTCTGTCTGAATATCCATAGTCAAATTGTAGGACAGGCAGAACGCATGGCACAATTCATGGCACAGCACACGGTCATAGAAATTACCATGAATCATATTTGATATGTAAATGTCTCTTGTGTTTCTATCAGTCATGCCAAACGTATATGTACCATCAGAACGCATCAGCATAGGGCTGTGACTGCCTACAAGCCTTAAATTCCAGTTCATTCCATTTATTGTGAACAAATTACCACCTCCAACATAAAAGGGGCTAAATAAGCCCCTTAAGTGTTTTAACCGATTTTTGTTACCAGTGCAGACAGCTTGTTTCGCAGTACCGTCTTTTCTTCCGGTGTTGCATCGTTGATGATTTCCGTCATGTCGTTTGCAAGTTCGGTCATGTAGGTGTTCAGGTCACGGACTTTTGCTTCTTTGTCCTGCTGTGTATTCGCCTTATGCAGTTCCTTATTTTCCATGTAAGTTCTGCGGCTCATGCCACTTCTGCCCTCTCTTGCATCACGCATACCGGATGAAGAAGTTTCCGTGTAGTACATACGCCCCATGTCTCTGTCCATGTCACGGTGATACATTTCCGGGGTCATGTGGTAATAGGGTGGCTCTTCATAACCTCTGCGGTAGGTTCCACGACCTTTAGGTGCAAATCTGCCGTCAGCATAGCGGTAATGGTCATAGTACCGTCTGCCACCGTCACCGTAACGATCAAACATTTCCATGTTTTCGTCCGGGTCATATTCCTGCATGGTTTTTGTCAGCTCCCGGTAGTACATAGCTTCCGACAAGTCTTTCATCATGTCGATGACTTTTCCCATTTCGCAAGTGTCTACATGGTCGATACCCTTGTCAAACTGCGTTTTAGCGCATTCAGAAAGTTTTTCAATCATTTCATGCATTCTTTTAACATCCATGATTTTCACCTCCTACGCTTCACGAACGGCAATTAAATTACTGTTCTGTACCTGAATAGGCTGTGCGGAAGTGTTCTGAACCGCTACCGTACTGCAACATCCACGAGGAACATCAATGTAAGCCTGAGCAGATACATTGAAGAAATTCTCTACTGCTGCCGGAGTTACAATCATTCTTGTGGACTGTAAAGGTTCTCCGTCTACTGCGATAGCAAGTGAGATAGCTTCTACTGTACCGCCTGTAGGTATCTGAATGTTGCCGGAATATGATACTAAAAATCTTGCTTTGCACTGATTGGTGATACCTCTTAGCTTGATAATTCCGCTTCCCTGTCTGTGTACGATACATTTTGTTCCGTTTACTGCTGTTTCTGTAAATGCCACATCTTCTCCAGCAGCAACGGTTTGTAATGCAATTCCTGTTACTTCCATTATTTTTACCTCTCTTTCATAAAATAAAAAAACACCAACTGAATATTAGTTGATGTTTTGAAAATCCATTATTTATTTTTGTAGTCTGTAGCACACATTCCTATGCATTGCGGAGTTCCGTATTTTTCAATATAATCTTCGTCTCCGTATCGTTTAACACAAACATACATTGTATCGTGCCAATTCGTTCTCACATCTTCTGTTTTTGAAGTATTGTCAATTACAATGTCTGATATTTCAAATGGTGCATTTGTTGCTCCTATCTTTTGGCAAAAGTCTTTGTGAATTTGATATATGTATTTTTTCATATCATCAAAGTTTTCAAATTCCCTTGCCGTTTCTAGGGATTCAGCTAATCCACCTCTATGCTGTCTGAAAATAACCATTTTGGCGCTCCTTTCTTTTTTTGAAAATTGTACCACGACTTTAAAAATCCATCAACTTAATATTCTGTTTTCAATGTGCAAAAGGGCAAACATTATAGTCTGCCCCATGTTGTCAGTAATTCTGCATAGCAGACATAACCTTAAGGTTAAGTTACTCGATATGCAGTTTTAGCATCCGCAGCCAGTGTTACATCCGCATCCGTAATATACATTAGGGTTGGGAACCTGGTATGCCGGGATGGGTGTAGGGTTCACAGCGTTGATGATCTGCTGTGCCTGTGCACTCATGGCAGTGGTCAGAAGAGCATTCTGACGATCCTGAGAAGCGGCTCTGCGCAGATCGTTGTTCTCTGCCTGCAGAGTAGCGATCTTATCTTGGCATAAGTAGTCAAGGATTGCTCTTGTACCGGCATTCTGGCTGTCGATAATATCACGAGTGTTGTTATTCATGGTGTTCTGCAATGCGCAAGTATTCGTTGCCATATTGTAGTTTACACCCTGGATAGCTTCACGGGTATCGCAGCAGCACTGTGCTAACTGTGCTTGTAAAGCGTTAGCATTCTGCATTCCTGCTACGGTGTCTGCATTGATAGCCTGTTGGATGCCATAGCCAGTCTGTAAAATGTTGGTATTTACGCCATTAAATCCGGTAAGCATACCGTTGTTCACAGCGTAGAATCCGTCACACAGACCGTTGTTGATTCCGTCCAGTTTACCGATGATAGACTGGGTGTCGAACCCTCTTTGCAATGCAGAATCGGTGTAGTAACTGGAATTAGAGCCATTACCGCCCCATCCATTACCGCCCCAACCTCCAAAAGCGAAGAAAAGGACGAAAATAATAATCCACCATGCTCCATCGTCACCCCATGCACCGTTGTTACCGTATCCGCCATTAGCTGGAATAACAGGCATGGTAAAGGGAGTATTGTTACTCTCAAACATAATTTTTACCTCCATATAAGATTTTTTATACTTAATCTTGCAAGAATTTAGTATCTACTTCATAGGAAATTGACGCTTGAATTTTTCAAATTCAGAATCAAAATCTACGCCACGTTCCTTAGCAATATTTCTGCCAAAATTTTCAACGCCTGATATGTCACCTTTTTGCGCCATTCCCATTACATTTCTAATCATGGGGTTTTGCATCATCTGACTATTTCCCATAATCCCTTGAATTATTTGTTGTGGATTTCCCATCCCTTTAAGCATCTGCATAGGATTCATCATATTCATTCTGCATCATCCTTTCTTTGCGATTGTGGAGTTTTTCTTTGAGTTTGCGAAGATTTCAACTGCTCAATCTTTTGCTCCAGTTCATCGAAACGCTTCATAAATACCGCTGTAGCTTCGTCTGATAGGTCAAATTTCGCTTTTTCTGTTTCTGACGGTAAATTGTTAGGGTCTGCATCTAAAAAAGGCTTATAGAGCCTTGTATAGATTTTTCCATCTGCTCCCCAAGATTTAGCATAGATCTCCGACAAATCCTGCTTGGGAAAGAATGCTGTGTTGCCATCCATAGGAACCTCATTCGGTGCTATGCACTCTTGCGCCGGTACAATACGACCGTACATCTGTACTGCGTTTTGCTGTGGCTGTTGCATAAACTGCTGTGGTTGGAATTGTTCCTGTTGTGGCATAAACTGTCCGTACATAGGTGTTCTATACTGCGGATTGAAATAGTTCGGATTCATAATCGGCTGCGGCATGGCTATTCTCCCTTTCTTCCATTGATTCTATCTGTTTCGCAATTTCAACTTCATCAAGTGTCTGATATGTCGGCTTGTTCATAAGTCCCAACGGACTGAAATTCATAAGCATTACCCGTTTCTCCTAAAACTTCCTCGATCACATGAACCATGATTGATTGATACTTAATCGGCACTTCCCTTGTACGTTCTTTGCTGAATATATGTTCCAGTGTTTCATCAGAAAATTTGAATTTTCCCATAAGGTCATCCCTCCTTATGATTAAATTTTGGCATAAAAAAAGACGGTATACCCGTCATGTATCCGTCACATTTCATTCACTATAAAATTATTGGAATCTTTGCAAAAAACTCCTTTCGTTTTAGGCTTGACTACTATTTTGACTACTATTCGACTACCAAGTGTCCTGAAACGCCCATTTTATCAGCTTTTTCGAGTGGAAGCAAGGGGGCTCGAACCCCTGACCTTTCGCGTGTGAGGCGAAC